TTAACCTAATTTGCTGTTTAAAAACTCCACCTGATCCCGGTCTTTATCACACATCCATTTAGAGTAAACCTTATACACCATACTGGCATCAGTATGCCCCATCTGGCTGGCGATGAAAGAGGGGATCGCTCCTGCAGACAACAACCAGCACGCGTAAGTATGGCGGGACTGATAAGGTACACGACTGCGTATTCCCGCTTTTTTTAGGCCCTGCTTCCAGCTATAGCCCAGCGCGTTTTTTGAATAATAGGGATTCGGAACGGCAAATTTAATTACGGGACGAAACACAAACCGTACGTGCTGCTGATCAGTGCTCGCATAAGCGCGATGGTTAAATGTGATTTCTGTCGTCTGGTCTGCACCGGTCAGATGGAACTGATCTCTTAACGCTTCAAGGGCTGGCTCCAGCAATGTGATCGTGCGTTCTCCGGCGGACGTTTTAGGCGGCCCGAACTGATCATAGTTGTTCAGATTCCGACTGACGTGAATTTTTCCATTGACCAGATCAACATCATCCCATCCAAGTGCGCACAGCTCCCCATGACGAAGACCAGCGTAAAAGGCCAGTTTCCATAAGTTAACAACTGAAGCCGGTAACACCGAAATGAATCGCTCGTATTCTTCCATCGTGAATGGATCCGGTGCTTTCCGCGGCCGTTTCAAAGAAGGAATATCTTCAAAAGGGCTGTTGGTAATAATATGGCTACGTTTGGCAAATTTCAGCATGGCGCAAAGTGTGCGGATTTGCTCGTTTACCGTAGCCGGTGCACGGCCCGTTTTATTCAGATGTGGCACAACATCATTACGTACATCCCCCAGCAACAACTCCTTCCTGTATCTCAGAATGTCTATCTGTTGAATATCGGTAATCAGGGTTTCGCTACCAACGATCCGCAGCAGAATCTTGATGATGGAATGCATGTTCCGCGCTGATGCGTAGGACATTTCCAGCTCTTTGGTTCCGCTGTATTCATCACAAAGTTCCTGGAAGGTACTAATCCTCAACGTAGTTGAGAATTTTTTTGCTGCCTTAGAGCCAGGAAACTGCAGGCCATAATCGAATACCCCCATCTGGATATCACTGGTAATCTTCGCTCTGAGCTGGCCTGCTTTTTTGAGGTTGGCGTTTGTCACCAGCCAGCCTTTAAGCGTTTCCCGGCAACGAACCCCTCGATAAATGAACCATATCCGAATCTTGCCATTGTGAATTTCAACACCCGTTGGCGCCACGTCACTGCTCCTGAACGAAACTGTTTATCTTTGGGAAGTTGTACCAAAGTGTCGCCCGCGGAGAGTTGTTATCTCCTTCAGTCTGGGTTACACGCTTAAAATGAATACCTTCGATCCAGCGATGAGCGCGGTAGCAGGTTACCTGCCGCTTTGAGAGTCCCGTTCTCTCACACAGCTTCGCCTCAACCACCCACTCTTCGTTAAAAATCACCTGTGCCATCTTTCACCTCAGGTAACCGACATCATTATAAAGATGCCGGTTGTTAAACATTGATATTTCAATATCAGGCGATCTGCCCGGGTAATGATCTCAGGCGGCGCATGCCGGTCATCGCTGTGGCCACGTAGCTCGCTTTCCGGTTCACCACCTCCACCCAGACCTTCACTCCTTCCACCCGTACCGTGTACGTCTCTTTCATCCGGCTGCGCCCGTAATTGCCGTAGCGTTCTTCGTGGGCCGCCAGGGCAATGTCGCAGGCTTTACGCGCCAGCGGTGACTGTGTGCTGCGGTTGATTAATCGCATAATTTCTCTACCGGGAGGGCGAACCCTCCCGCCTCCCTTAGGCCACGTATTCCGGTTTCATATCTGCCAGGGTGATGCTGAACTTATCGTGCAACTCGTCGCCCAGGTGACGTTTTGCCGACGCCAGCACGCGTTCAGCTTCTTCGAAGCGCTCGGCACCATCCGGTTCGCCGGGCTGCGGCAGGGAGTTGATCGCTGCCTCGACCCTGTTATATGCATCCACCAGGTGATAACGCTTCACGGCCTTGTTTTTCAGCTCGGTGTACAGGGCAGAACCCAGCGCATTTTTGGCGCTTTCGATATCGGCCCGAACTGCTTTGGCGTTATCTACGCCCTGAGCTACCTCAATGCGATCCCGGAACTCATCGGCCATAGCGTCAATATTTGCCGCTGATTCCTGCGCGCTATTGGTGGTTGTTACGCTGTCACCTTTGATATCAGCCAGGTTCACGCGCTGGACTGGTGCCGGATTGATCTCCTTCTCGGTGCGCGGTTCAACTTCATCCGGGCTGTAGACGCCGAGGATGACCTCAGGGCAGTACAGGCGCGCCCAGTACTTCACCGCGAGATAGGCGATCTGCTGCTTGGGTGCCGTTTTCCACAGTGGGGAGTTCCGGGTGGTGATGTCAGCCAGGTTGATATTCTCGCCCCAGGTGATATCCGTCTCGCCGCGCAGGACAGCGCCAACCCGGACAAACAGGCCCAGCTCATCGCGGCCGTCTTTCTTACCGGCGATCTTTTCCCAGTCGCCGCCGTATTCGTAATGGAAACGGCCCACTATGGCGCTTGAACTGGAGATAACTGCGTTTACCAGCTGCGCTTCGTAACCCAGCACGCCATTAACCAGGTGCGTTTTCTGGGCGACCGCGTAAGGATTCATGCCCCACTGCATGGCCTGCATGACGATCGCCATGCAGTCGGCTGGTTTACCTGCCAGGTGTTTCGGTACAGTCACGGCAGACTGTGCCCTCAGTTCAGCAAATGCTGTCAGCTGGCCGAGTGCCTGCACGTTGAATACAGCGTTGCTGGCAGAAATGGTGTTTGGAGTCTGTTCTGCGGCGATAATATTGGTGTTTTGCATTGTCATTTTCTCCATTAAGCCAGGCGCAGCGCTTCAAGGCGGCGCAGGTCGAAGTCGTTCAGTTCATCGGTGTAGTCTTCGGTGATCGGCGCTGGCCAGCAGTTAGTGTCATAAGCCTGAGCCAGGGCGCGCATGGTTTTCTGATACTCCTGTACGCCCAGCGCTAGCAGATCATCTGATGCTTCAATAACCGCCACCCAGTGGTAGCCCTCGTCTTTGTTGACGAAGATCCAGAAGAACTGGTCAAAGTCAGCGACGGTGCAGTACATGCCAGCACTGAGGTGGTAATCTCGGTCGATGATTTCCCGGTGCAGCTTGGCGCGCAGACCGTCCTGTTTAACGCGACCCATGCTGATCGTTTTCAGGTCAACGCCAATACGGACGCCGTTGATTTCAACCTCAAGGTCCGGGCGTACACGAACTTCAAGGCCGGTTTCGTCGTCCATACCGAAGTAACTGGTTTCGACTGAACGGGAAGGGTGGCGCAGTAGTTTCCCGGCCGATTCATGGTTCAGCAGGGCCTGCTGAATTGCAGTGGCCAGCGCCAGTTGTTCACTGGACAGAATGGTTTTCCCGGCAACGCTATCGCGCCATTCCTGCTCGAACTCATCAGCGAAGATGGCATTCGGGTTCACTGCGCGGATCGCCGCCTGCAGTTCATCTTTCTTGCCGGTGAGCTTCAGCTGCTCGGCTTTTGGTTTATCCGCGTTATATTCGCGAATGAACGCCTTCATAGAGTCGGTGGTGGTGAACGCTTCTTCCGGGACGCCAGGGAACACCGCAAACTCTTCGTGAAGCTTCTCCGGCTCCAGGGCCAGCGTGTGAGCCAGACTACCGAACGTCAGCGCCTCGCTGCTTTCGCGGCGGATAGTCTTGGTCACATGGCGGCCGTGATAGAACATCAGGCTGACACGGGCATCTTTCATTTGGGTGCTGCTGATCCCGTTCGCTGCGTGATACACATTATTTGGCAGACCCTCATAGCGGCCCGGTTCGAAGTACGCTGGATACTCTGGTGCTGGTGCTGCCTGGATAACTTCCCACTCGTCGGAGTTTTCATCGTTTTCAGCAGCAGCCAGTGAGAGCGTCGGCGCGGTCGCGGCAAGAACCTGCGCCGGATTCAGGGCATCTGCTTGCGGATCAACTGCATCAGCGCTTTCGCCTGGTTGTAACGCGTCACCAGCTTTTCCTTCCTGCGGGTGAGTCTCTTCCATCTGCACATCGCTGGTGGTCTCCGTTACTGTTTCCGTTTTTTCGACTGCGTTTGAGGGGGTATTGATGACCAGGTCATTATTTGTACCCATCAGGCCCTCGATAGAGAACACGCCGCCGCCGAGGTTCGCGACCTGCGGCTGGCTGGCGGTGGTCAGGTCTTCTTTAACCCACTTCGGATCGGCTGGGTCGCTGATGCCTTCAATGAATTCCCCGCGGGCTGCAGCCAATTCGTCATCTACTTCCTGGCGGGTTGGCTCTTCCACTTTCGTCTGGCGGCCTGCGCGAGGATCTTCATCCCACTCTGGATAGCCCTTCGAACGCTCGCCATTTTCATAGATTCCGTTCGCGGTGAACCATTCACGAACCTGCTTACGTAGTTCGATCGTGGTTAACTCATCACTCCAGGGGATTGCACGGGCAATACCAAAAATACTGTCAGCGTTGTAATCGGTAATGTCAGAGGTTTTGCCGAGCACCTTGAGCGCTCTGGAGTGAGCCTCATCTTTTTTGTCAGCCAGCTCTTTAGCCGCCATGAGCTGAGCACGGTTAATTTTCCCGGGTACGGCATCCGGGTACAGCTGCGCAATTGCGATCTCGATGCTCAGGTTCGCCATGTTCTGCGGCACCGCGCGCTTATAGGGTTCGGCAGATTGTGGCTCTTCGGATTTCTGGTCTTGTGGGAAACCAACACCATCAATGCGGCTGCCGGCAGCCCATTCACTGGTCAGGATTTCGTGGTCACTAGCCTCAGTAGACACCCAGATTCTGGTGAAGCGGAGGACCAGAGCCAGTTCATGGCGTTTATCCATGCTGAATACTTTTCGGATCGCGTCGGTATAGCTCCACAGGGCCTTGGTATCGAAATCCTTCAACTCTGGGCAGCTTTCAGCAGCAAGCAGAAGCGTCTGGACATAGCTATTGTCGGTATCCATCTCCAGCGCATACAGTTCCGCATGTTCACCGCGGGTGACATGATGGCGCAGTTCATCCACCGTCAGTTGAGCCAGCAGTTGCTGACGGAACGGCAGTTTGCATATTGGATAACGAGTAAACTCATCACCGGTTTTATGGACCCGCAGGCCGTTCTCATACCAGTAATCAGGCTCATCCTTGGCCGGGAGTGTTCCACTCTTCCAGTCTTCAACCAGCTGATTGCGATCACCAGCCTCTGCCTTAATCCAGCTCGACATGAAGGCGGCCAGCAGTGCAGGGTCGTGTTCTTTGTCCTGCGGGAAAACTTCTTTGACGGCCTGCACCAGCTTCCACTCAGCATGCAGGCTGAGATCGCTAATATCAGCAACGTCATTTTTGGCCTTCAGGAGACACTGGAAGTAAACATTTCCCTCATCGGTCGCCAGTTCGTTGGCGACGATGTGCTGCTCCTGGCTGATTTCCGAAAGGTATTTGTCACCCAACAGATGAACGGCGAAGCGGACAGCCGGGGTGCGATTTTCAAGCTGGGAGGTGCTGCCCACATCTGCGGTATCAGTGGCGGTTACCGCCGCGACTGGCTGATTCTCATCGCTGGTGGCGCTGTCCGTGACAATGGTGGTTTCGCTCTGCGATGCGGCACCCGGGATCACGTTCCAGGTGCGCTGGTCGTCGGCCAGGGTGTAGCGCTCGCACCAGGTGTAATCGATGGTGCTTTCTTCGGGAAGGTCATTGAACACCGGGAAATCGGTGCGGACAGGCTTGGCGTAGTCTTTACCGCGGCCAGTTTCGATGCCTGCATCTTCCAGCGCGACATCCAACTGCAACGCAGCTCGTGATTGGGTGTTGGCGGAGAGCCACACTACAGCGTCAGGCTTCCCTGACTTCTGAGTGGCCTTAACCAGGTAGAAAAATTCCATGTCAGATCCTCATTTTTGGATGTAAGATCCCCGGGCCAGAGATAGCGCCCATTGGGTGTGTTTTTGGTTTTGGTATAAATTCCGGTGTAACTTTGGTCGGTGGCACCGGACGTAGACCCCGCCTTGCGCGGGTTTTACGTTAGGCTTCGTGGGCCATCTGGTCGTACGAAGCGCAACGCTTGGAACAATAATCGAGTTCTTCGCGCGCCAGCTGGGCACCGTGGATGAAGAGCAATACGTTTTTAACTTCTTTCCCTTGCGCGATTGGTTTGCGGCAGTACGCGCATTTCTTCTCTTTCATGACTCCCTCCGTTAATGGCACAGGCCATTCCCCACGCCATTAAGAAAAACTTCGACTAGCAGTTCGGTGGTGTAAGTGCGCTCAATGCCGCGATGCAGATAGAGTTTGCCGCGCTTGTTGGCGGATGCCGTCCAGGTGCTGTCTTTATGCTTTACGAGCATGCCGGGCAGAACTGCGCCGCGGTTGACCGTCTGGGTGCCATAGTGCTGATGAACCATGATGATTCCCTCTTGTTTGCCCTTGTCGCCAGGCTGGCGGAACATTTCTTTAACCTGATGCGCGTTAATCACTCCACCTCATCCGACTATTCGTATGCCGTCGGCGGCTACTTCGTGGGCTCCATGCCTGGGTGGTTCGTGGTGCGTCTTGGTGATATATATTAAATCACTGGTTTATATTTATGTCAACTCAAGGTTAAAGTTGATTGTAAATCTGAGGTTTATATGGCTGGTTTTTGTGACGTGTCTGCCGAATTTCAGGCAAAAAAAATCCCGACGCTAAGGTCGGGATCAGGGAGTTTGGGACGTTAGTTTGGCGGCGGAGCTGGTGAGTGAGGGTATAAAAAACCCGGCGCAGTGGCCGGGTTAAGAGATAACGGTCAGGACTCTAATAGTAATTTCTTGGCAAAATCGATAGTATCTTTATGATTTGATGCAGGAATATGGTTTATCTTCTTAGCGTCCATTGTTTTCTTTATAGTATCGATAACCTTTTTTTGACCCGTAGTAGGTGATTCAGGTACTTCAATGGTAAAAAGAATATCATCAATCCTCAGAAGATTTTCTTCTGCAGCTCGAGTAATCCTCATGACCCAAGTGTCGCTGTGCTCCATCATTTTCCCAGGCTCAGTCTGAGTAAATGCTATAGGCTTAATTGCACATTGAATTTCATTATGCCTTTTTGCTACTAAAGGCATTGAGAATTTTGCATAAAACCCATCGATAGACTCTTGTTTAAATACATTTTTTAAACCCTCAATTCTATCAATGCTTCGCTTGAGCTCTCTGGCAAGCACATCCTCACGACGTTCTTTGGTGTAATCGGAGTGATTAACATATTTATTGTAAATGCGTGCTAAATCGTCCTTTGGGTTTGCGCTGAGAACAACCCTTGTCGTGCTGAACTGAAAGATTGATTCTTTTTTCGACGTAAAATATCTAAAGAATTGAGCAAGTTGCTGATGCCCAGAAATCTGTGAAGCCTGTGCTTTTGCGAATTGCAACTCTCTTTGAATGGTGTCTTTTGCAACAGGGAAAATGCAATCATCGTGGAAAAAACTTTTTACACGAGAATCGTTTCGTTTAGTTATCTGAAAGTCAAAGTAATTTTCTTTCGGCGCGCAGATGACTACGCCTATGTTCGCAAACTCTTCAGTTTCCGCATAGGGCGCATACCTAACAATGCTGTAAAGGCATGGAGTTGTCATACTATCTCGCTCCAAAATTCATCACGGTCGCCTTTATTTAAGGTGTCGCAAACAAAAGGTAAAAACTCATCATCAACGATCCACTCATCCGGGATATCTTCAAGAATAGCAGGAAGCTTAACTAAGCTATCAACGACCTTCTGACGATACTCCAGACGATCTACTAAGTCATACTCCCACTTGCGATTACCAGGGCCGTAAACATGAACTAAAAAGTCATCTGGACCAGCATTTTCATCAAAGGATAGATTATGGTCAATTAGATAATACTTATCGTTGCCAACGTCATAAAGAATATTAACGTTCCCACCTTTATTGGTAAGAGTACGGTCGGCATTAATCACCCATCTATCAAAGACATAGATTAGTTTCTGTTGTTCTACAGGTATAATGGCTTCATTCCTTGACTGAGAGAATGTCAGTGCCACCGCACCTTCAATGTAAAGTGAGGCGAAGGCGTGACCAGTACAAATGTCACGTTGAAGATCCGGCGAATACTCGACAAGATCTTCCGGCACGAAGACGATTTTAAAGTCAGGCAAAGTAAGGCCGATGTCTTGGGCCAGGCAACCAGAAATAAACTCAGCCAAGAGATTTTTAGGTGGCATAGATGGCTTAGATTTCAAAACATACAATTGGCCATCATCACATTTGCAAAGATATGGTTGTGTAGAGCCTTCATTAATGCGGCGAATTACTTCAACGACATTAGGGATTGCATCATTGTTGCCTGCTTCGCGCTCCATCACTAATCCTTGCGTATTCGGGGTTGCTTAACTGATGCTTTCTAATGTCGTGTCCATCAGGACAATGCTTAAAGGCAAGTCATGCCAAATATAAACATCAATTTTTTTTGATATTCAGATAGTTCCACTCGCATCATCTCAATCACCCTGCGACCTGATCCGACCTTTCATGTACTTCTCGTACAACTCGTCCAGCTCCTTCAAGCGGATTGCGAAGATTCGAAGCATATTCTGTTGCTCTTCTTCCGGCAGCTGGCGGTAGAGCTCGAGTAACCGCTGTTCGTCCGGCTTGAGACCGTCTTTCTCACCAACGTCCTCACCGAGTAGCCAGGCGACAGAAATGCCAACAGCGTCGGCTATGGCCAGTGCCGATTTCTTACTAATCACGCCTTTTTTGAACCAGCCGTTTACGGCCTGAGGTGTGACTCCAGCTATTCGTGCCATATCTGCTTTGGTAACGCCGCGATCGGTGATCTCAGTAAGGCGTTCTACCAGAACGAGGTTGGGTTCTTCTTTTCTCATAGGGTCATTGTAAATATTTGGTTTATACACACAATAAATCCAAAGTTTGCATTAGGTGTAAATCTGTGGTTTACTTCTGCTATCAATAAGCAGGAGAAGCACATGTCCGCACTCGATAAAGCAATCAAAGCTGCTGGCTCAGCCAGAAAGCTCAGCATTGCGCTTGGTGTAACAAGTATGTCTATAAGTCATTGGAAGAATCGTGACCACGGGATCGTCCCGCCAAGCTACATATTCCCAATTTTCAAAATGACAGGCGTAACTCCCCACGAGCTGCGTCCTGATCTCTATCCGAACCCCACTGACGGTTTACCAAAGTAGGAGTGTTAAAAGTGCAAGCACGAATTTTTAACCATGATAGCAACCCGGCTCCTGGGCGTGTGACATCGAAATATCAGGAGCTTCCGCGCAAATCATGCAGACTCTCGAATATCCGCGAGGCTGTAAAAGCATGGAACAGGGCAACGCCCGGCGATGCGCAAAACTACATCTCTCAACTGGTGGCGAAAGAGTGGTTTGCCAGTGGTGGTCGTGGCCTGCTGCTGGCCGGTTCGGTACACGGCACAAAAGTTAACTTCTTCCGAATGATTAATAACACCGGGCCGAAGTATGACAAGTACCTGGAGATGCTGACTCCGGCGATCGTAGCGGTGATGGCACGCGATAACGAAGCAGTAGCGCGCGAGTTCGGCCTGGTGACGGGCAAAACCAATGAAGAGCTGATCGCAGATGCCATCAAAGAGTGTGGAGAAGCGCATCAGGCTAAGTTACTGGGTCAGCCAATCCAGCGTCTGGAGAAGGAAGTTCGTGAAGCGGCAGAAGCATTATTGCGTTTTCTGCCAACTGATTCCCTCGGCCCGGTTCTGGCGAGCCTGGCAGCAATGGCCCCAGGAGTTATGTGATGACAGTTTCTAAAAAGGCGAAAGCCGCGGTGCGCGAACACCAACGGCTTTCTGGTGCAAAAACTGTGCGTAATTGCGGAGGTGAGTATGTCAAATACCGCTGAAGTTATCAAATTCCCCGTTCCAAAGCAGGAGCAACAGGAGAGCCGCATGGCTGATCTGGAAAATGGCTATCTGCGTTTAGCCAATCAGATCCAGGATGCCCTGTGTATCGTTGAGCTATCCGGGCGTGAGTTCCGGGTACTGAATGCCATCGTTCGGCTGACTTATGGCTGGTCCAAAAAATCAGACCGGATCGCTAACAGTCTCATTGCCGACAAAACGACGCTAAAGGTGAAACACGTCTCTGAAGCCGTTCTGAACCTGGCTTACCGGAACATCATCATCCTGCGCCGGATTGGGCAAACCAGATACATAGGGATCAACACCAACTTGGATAAATGGGCTTATACAAAGCCGAACTGCATGAGATGCCCAGTGGCTTTCCCCTCTGCTGAAGCTTTAACTTGGGTAATCTCTATCTCCGATATCAGTGTTTACAATCCCCAGAAACAGGGATGGTTATCCCTGAAAACAGGGACAGCTATCCCTGAAAACGGGGATAGCAAAAATACCCCTCAAACCATCCCTGAAAACGGGGATGGTTATCCCCGAAAACAGGGAAAGGGATCCCTGAAAACAGGGAACACCAAAGACATTCTTCCAAAGACAAATATAAATACAGCTCTAACCCCCTCTAATCCCCCAAGGGGGAAGGGTAAGTTTGACCCGTTGAGTATCCCGGTTCCTGAATGGCTGGATGCGTCGTCCTGGAGGGAGTGGGTTGCCTATCGTCAGCAGTCTGGCAAGGCCATCAAAACTGAACTGACTGTCACCAAAGCGTTCCGTCTGCTGAAAGAGTGCCTGGACGAAGGTCACGATCCGGTAGCCGTGATCAACACCAGCATCGCAAACGGGTACCAGGGTCTGTTCAAACCAAAATTCGGTCTTAACAACCGCAAGGCGGCCCGGGATGTGAATCACATTTCCCAGCCAGATAAAAAAATCCCGGCTGGCTTCAGGGGGCAACCATGAAAAACGCAATCGGCACCGGCAGCGCGCTTGAACGCCTGCGTAAGTTTATCCCGGCCAGCGTGCAGCCAAAATTCAACAGCGTCGAAGAATGGCAGGCATGGCAGCAGGAAGAGGGCCGCAAACACTGCCAGCAAATCGAGAAGCAAAACCAGCGCGCCCGGTCTGAGAAGATTTTTGGTCGTGCCGGAATACAGGCCCTTCACCGCAGCTGCTCGTTCGCGAACTACGAAGTGACAGGCCCGGAACAGCGTCAGGCCTACAGCATGGCGAAGAGCTACGCGCAAAACTTTGGCGGCGGCGGATTCGCAAGCTTCGTTTTCAGCGGCGCACCGGGTACCGGGAAGAATCATCTGGCGGCGGCGATCGGCAATCACCTGCTGGCAGCCGGGCACTCCGTTCTGGTGGTGACCATCCCTGACCTGATGCTCCGTGTTCGCGAGTGCTACGACGGCGGACAGTCTGAATCAGCGCTGCTTAACGACCTGTGTAACGTCGATCTCCTGGTGCTGGACGAAGTAGGCATCCAGCGCGGCTCCAGTGGTGAGAAGGTGATCATCAACCAGGTGATTGACCGTCGGCTCTCTTCGATGCGACCAGTCGGCATCCTGAGCAACCTGAATTACGACGAGCTGGTGGCCACACTCGGCGCGCGCGTCGTGGATCGTCTTCGGATGGACGGTGGTATCTGGGTCAATTTCGACTGGGCCAGCTATCGCGGGAAAGTGTCACACCTGCGGGCTGTGAAGTGAGAAGGGGGTGAGTATGCCAAGACCAAAAACTCAACGCGAGCGCACCCTGTTCATCGCCTGGATTATCGAGCTGGTGAAAAAGCATGGCCGCGCCACGACAAACGATGTCGTCGCCATTTTCGGCCTGCACCGCACCACTGCCGAGAAATACATCCGGGCTGCCGTAGAGCAGGGGGAGCTTATCCGCCACGGGCGCTGCGGCGTCTTCCGCGACAAGCGGGCAGTTATCGACTTTGACATGGAACGTTACACGCACCGAGGAGCATCACATGAGTGATTCACTGAGCAACAAAGAGCTGGTGGCCGTTGGTCATCAGTTTGCGAAGGCGATGAGCAGCGACACGGCGATCATGGACATCGCGAAGATTGTTTCGCGTCTGGCCGAACGTCTGGACTGCACCACCCTGGCGCTGCGCGAGATGACGAAGCAGCGGGATGCGCTGGCGGCTGAGAATGCCGGGCTGAAGCAGAACACGCCTGGCCTTCAAACGATGATGTCTGCCCTGGATGAGTTTTTCGCAGATGAAGAGGTACCGGAGCGCGCAATGCTTGGGGCTTACAACATTCTTCGTGGTGCGGTACTAACCCCAGCCACCGATGCCTACCTGGCTGAAGTGCGCGCTCAAGGCATGGAGTTGTTTGCCCGGGAGATGCACGCAGACATCAGCGAGGCCGATGCTATCGAGTTCGCCGCCCAACTTCGTCAGGAGCCAGCCCAATGACCAACAAACAGGTGCAAGAACTGCTTATCCAAAACGGCCAACTGGTAGCGGATACGCTCCGCCATTTAGCTGATAACGAAATCGACTCGGATTATTTCGCCATCACGTCAACCAGTGAGAACGGCACTGAGACTGAGTGCGAGCTGGTTATCACTGAATACGCCCGTCAGGCTGCTGGGATTGTTGATGAATTGATTAAGGCGCTGGAAGCCAAAGACAAGGCATGGTCAGCGCAGGACGACCACATCAACCAACAGGCTGACCGCATCGAATCGCTGGAACAAAAAAATGCCGGTCTGGGAAAAGCGCTTGGAGACGCAGAGAGGCGGATCGCTGAGTTTGACCAAAGAATTAGGACGCAGAATCGTCACGCCTGCGAACTGTTCGATGAGGCCAAGGCTCAAAGACAGCGCGTCGCAGAGCTGGAAGCGCGGGAGGTGAAAGTGAAGCAGTTCTCAGAGTTTCAGATTTGCCATTACGGCGCTTCTGAGGACTATGCGAAGGGTTATATCGACTGCCAGAAAAATTACAACAAGGCGCTGGGTGCCGCTGGCATTCTCATCAGCATCAACGGTGAGGGGTGAGATGGCTGAGGTAATTCTTCACAATGCAGATTGCTTCGATATTTTCCCGACGATGGCAGATGGTTCTGTCGATCTGGTTTGTGCTGACATCCCCTACGGCACTACGCAGTGCCGATGGGATTCAGTTCTCGACTTGTCGCAGATGTGGGAACAGCTTTATCGCATCGCCAAACCGACTGCGGCAATCGTGCTGTTCTCTGCCCAGCCGTTTACCAGTGTGCTGATCGCCAGCAATTTGCGGGACTGGCGCTCTGAATGGATCTGGGAGAAAGGTGACGCCACAGGCTTCCTGAACGCCAAAAAGCAGCCGCTGCGCGCACATGAAAATATCGAGGTGTTTTACCGACGGCAGCCGACTTATAACCCGCAGATGACTGAGGGCCATACCCGCAAAACCAGTAAGCGGAAGACCGTTAATTCGGAGTGCTACGGGAAGGCGCTGATGCTGACTGAATATGATTCGACAAAGCGGTACCCGCGTGATGTTCAGTTCTTCTCGAGCGATAAGCAGACCGGGAACTTCCACCCGACGCAAAAGCCGCTGGCGCTGGTGAAATACATCATCGAAACCTACAGCAACTCCGGTGACGTGGTGCTTGATTTTACTATGGGAAGCGGTACCAGCGGCGTGGCCTGTCAGGAACTCGGGCGCCCGTTCATCGGGATCGAGAAGGAGTCAGATATTTTTCAGACCGCATGCCAGCGCATGGGTATTAAACAGGAGTATGCCGCTTAACAAGAATCAATCTAGTTGATGCAGCCTAGTCTAGTAGATTCTGTTTGAAGTTTTTAAGTAAAGAATTCTAGGATGTCACGAATATTCAAATCATATTTGAACATTGTGTAAAGCGTACCTTCGAGACTGCTAATGAAAAATACACCATTGTTTTGGGAAGACGATAAAAATTTTTACCTGAGCCAAGAGGCGTTTAGGCACCTCCCGGATGAAATTAGGGAACAGCTTGAAAGTCACCTATCTTATGGAAATGAGATGCTGGCTAAAGCGGATAGGGACATCATGAACCTTCAGCGTTTAGTGAAGATGATGACCACGGTCTCCAGCCTCAATTTCATTCATCAGCGCCTTCGTAATACCAGCTTTGAAATCACAATCGAGTCTGCTTTAGAGCATGAGATGTTAACGACAGCCTTTGTCGTAACTTATTCACGACTTTTTGTAGGCACAAACGGAGCAAGCGGCATCTCTGAGAAAAAGGTTCCCAAGCACCTCAAATATGTCCATAGCGAACTTATGGAAATTAGAAATCAGCGTTACGCACATAACGGAGAGCATGAATCCATCAGCAGCTCATTTAAGATAGAGTTTGGTGGTGGAGAGTTTGATATTTGCTTGAATTATGAACTGGGTATGTATGTTGGTGGGAGAGATGAATGGGTAGAGCTTGTTCAATTTGTTAATGAGTATGTGTACGATCAAATTAATAAAATTCTCGATCGTTTACATGAGAAAACGGGGCATAAGTGGAACTTCCCTCAGGGTCCCAGTAATGGCTTTAATGAAGCCAAAGGGTGACAGCAGTCGGGAGGTTTAGCTTATAAAGCCTATCTCTTGTTGTACTGGTCCATCATCGACCAGAACTTTCGAGGCGTGAAGTACGCAAAGGATAAGCAGGTGGCTCGCTGCGGCAATGCCGTGCCGCCGCCATTCGCTGAGGCGCTGGTGCGTGCAAACCTACCGGAGTTGTGTGAAGCAACAGAGATGGCTGCTTAATGGTTTAAGGCGAGAATGAAAACGCCGGGCTAATACCCGGCGTTATATGAAAAGCGATGCGTGTTTTAAGCCGAAATCATCACTTGATAAGCAACAAACAGGCAAATACTAATAATGACAATGGCAGCAATCACATTGAAAACTATTTCGCCAGTGGTGGCTGGCAACTTCTTCCCACCATATCCACCCCCGCCGCCATGGTTGTATTGATACGGATTACTCGGTGGTGATGGGTGTCTGTATGTCGTAGGGTTTGGTTCAAAATCAAACCTAATCTTGGATTTCTCTTTTTCTTCGCAGTCAGGGCAATGGTAATTGGTAATAGTTCTGTTACATTTTTGGCAGGTAGCCATAGAAACCTCTTTTAAAGGGAATAAAACAACAATAAAACCGTCTACTTCATATTTTTATAGTTTTTATTTAGTTCCATGTGGTGCTTAAGCTACCGTTTTGTTGGCCTTCCTTGGGCGCGACTTTTACTTTTACAAAAGTAACTGCTCCTTTCAATCCCCCTTTTTTAGTGGGCACTATGCTTGCCATTAATCCCAGCCATAAGTCTTGATTAACATGTGCTTAGTATAAGCGTCGTTGTATGGGTACCATCGTTAGGTGAGGCGATGACGAAGGCAAACCTGCCGAAGCTGTGCGAACAGCGGGAGCAGGCCACCTGATTTATCCCCTGAATGCCGCTTTACCGCGGCATTTCTTCACCTGATCGATATTACCGATCGATGCAGTGATATTGATCTATGAAATCGATTAGATAATAGACACAGCGCAGCAACAAATTACCAACCTGACAAGATGTGTCAGCGCGGCAATATACCCTCAGGCGCAGAGCAGTCCTCTGTTTGATAGGTCCGAGAATTTTCTAATCAGGTATTTAGCCCCAGTATTTTTCCTGCCCAAAGTGTTAAAAATAACGATCAATATTTACACGAAAGTAGCGTAAAAAATTATTTAAATCAGTAAGATAAATGCACTTGCGCAAACATATATTTCGCGTGCATACTTAAGCCAAACGAATAAATACTGTTTATCCGTACAGTGTTTTGGTGTATGGTTTTTTGGCTTTAGTAAATAATTAGATTTTCTTCCGGCTCCCTATTCGGGAATTGCAGACCTCTGGTGAGTTTGTTACGGGAGAGTGTATTTGTTGATAGCAAAGTAAGGGGGTTAATGTGAAAGAAGGTCAGGAGCAGGGCGATTGGTACGACATTGTCAGGCGTTCAGACGGCAAGCTAATCGGATCAATGCCGTTTGAAAGCCGATGCCTCGTCTACACCAGAAATGGACTAGTGTCCTGCCGTCCACTGCTCGAAGATGAGGGGATCTTCAATCTGTCATCCGGGACCCGCTTTCTTCGCCGTCTTGGCTACCACGTCAATCAACCCTCTGATATTATGATATCAACGGACTGAACACCCGTTGACCTGATGCGCCACGGAGAAGACCATGGCGCTGTTACAACTCATCAAGCAATCCTCAGGAATTCTGATCCCCGCCACGCCGGAGACCAGCGACTTTCTGCATTCAAAATGTAAGCTCGGCGCGGTTCTCGAAGGTGAATTCCGTCGCGTCCGCAATGCAGCTCTACACCGCAAGTTTTTTTCACTACTGAACCTCGGTTTTGAATACTGGGAGCCAGCTGGTGGAGCGATCACGCCTTCTGAGAAACACATTGTTAGCCGGTACGCCGATTATCTGGCGCAACGAGTAGGCAATGGCGACATACTGGCATCCTATGCTGAGGAGTTCTTCAGCGACCTCTCAGCCCGCCGCACATCCAACATTACCGCCTGCAAATCATTCGACGCTTATCGTGAGTGGGTAATCGTCTGTGCCGGTTATTACGACGTGGTATTCCTCCCGGATGGCAGCCAGCGTAAGCGCCCAAAAAGCATTTCATTCGCGAATATGGATGACACAGCGTTTGTTCCGCTCTACACCGAAACGCTGAACGTACTATGGCGATTCATCCTCCACCGTTCCTTCAGCAATCAGCGCGAAGCCGAGAGCGCCGCTGCGCAACTGATGAGCTTCGGGGGATAACCAGATGGCTAAATCATGGTTCCACTACACCGAATGCACAACCGAACAGGCCGATGAACTTCAGCAGCAGTATCAGCGCCGCGGAGTAGCCGTAACGCGCAGCCTCAATCGCGATTACCTTACCTGGACCGTCAGCGTAGAGCGGCAGGAGGTGAAGTACCTCGAGCCAACGCCGCGGACCTTCCGCCAAAAGGTCTGGGGGTGATCATGGCTAAGAAACCCCGCCGTAAGTGCGGAAACCCGAGCTGCCGCGAGTGGTTCCACCCGGCTCGCGATGGCCAGGTTGTATGCGGCTACGAATGCGCTACTGCCGTTGCCAAAGCGCAGACAGCAAAGAACCGCGCCGAGGCTTTGCGTGCTGAGAAGAAGCGTCAGCGCGAAGAGGAAAAGGCTGGGCGTGAGCGCCGCAAAACACGCCTAGCCGAACTAAGGCCTGCCAGTTATTACAAAGTCCAGGCGCAACAGGCTTTCAATGCCTTCATTCGTGCGCGTGATGCCGATTTGCCATGCATAAGCTGCGGAGAGACCAACCCACCAGATCTACATGGCGGTCAGTGGGACTGCGGCCACTTCAAAACAGTCGGCGCTAATCCAGAACTGCGCTTCGAAGAACGCAACGCCCATAAGCAATGCAAATCCTGCAATGCCGGTTCCGGCAAGTACACAGCCAAAGAGGCGACAGTGGCGAAGAACTACGAAGACGGACTGATCGCTCGTTACGGGCAGGAATATGTCGACTGGCTGAATGGGCCTCACGAAATGACCAATTACCGCCGCGATGACTTTATCCAGATCCGCGATGAATACCGGGCAAAGCTAAAACAACTAAAGCAGCAGGAGATCGCAGCATGAGCAAAATTCAATATCCAATGGTCACCGCCGCTGTTTTTGATGACGTGGTATATCCGATTCGCCTTGATGGAGCGCATCAGGTTGAGCGTGAGGTGATGGGGGCGGTCAGGTGGTTCTGCCGGTGGCATAACGAGGAGATATTAGTTGTTAAGGCGCATGTGCTGTTTAGCTGCTGGGGGCTTTACCTAAGTCACGATCAGTTAATGGCGGAAGCATCATGACCAGAGAGCAGATAGCTCGCTATGAGGGCGAAAGCGTTAAACGCGCCAACATGCCACCAGTGGCGAAGCACAGCCACAACCAGCAGACCAAAACCAAACAGCCAGAGAGGGCCGCAGCGTGAACACTCAATACCTGGAATTTGTGCGCCAGCAGCTCATCGTTGCGACGGCTGATCTGAGTGGGGCGACCAAAGGGCAGTTGATGGCCTGGCTGGAGAACGCCCAGTTCGACACGAAGACCTTTAAGCGGAAGAAGCCCAAAGTTTGGGACGAGGAAACCGAGAAGTGGGTGCCGGTTGATAACCCTCCGATACCCGGTAAACAGTCACACGCCAAAGGATCACACATCCCACTCGTTCAGCCAGTCGAATACTCCACCGCATCGTGGCGCCGGGCGGTCTTGTCGCTCGATGAGCACCAGAAGGCGTGGTTACTGTGGAACTACAGCGAAAATACGCGCTGGGAGAACCAGGTGGCGATTACCCAGTGGGCATGGGCTGAGTTCAGAGAACAACTGGGTGCCAGGAAGGTGGCCGGTAAAACGATGGAGCGGCTGAAGGCGTTAATCTGGCTGGCGGCGCAGGATGTGAAAGAAACGCTGGCCGGGCGTGACGCCTATCAATATGCGGATCTTGCAGCGCTGGTGGGTGTGAGTAAAACCAATTGGTCTCAGAATTATGTTGAGCATTGGGCAGTCATGGTAGGGCTGTTCACTCGACTGGATACCGACTCACTTAAACAAGTTTCGCGATCACGTTCACAACAGAAAGCAACAAATTACCAACCAAGTATTGCAGAAATGAACTAATTGACGTATATTTCGACTAAATCTGATATCGTCGCCATAGCTTTAGTTGTCGACCGAATCACGCAAAAGAGCCCGAGGTTAACGCCTTGGGCTTTTTCGTATCTGGAATACCCATACCTGGGACTATAAGAGTGAAAGCTCAATGCAGCACCCATCGATTGGCGGTCCAGAAGCCGCCTTTTTTATTCAGGGTTCCTGGGATCATCCTCAACTCGTTTTGTCGTTAATTCACCCCAAGAGCCCGACCTCTACACATGGACCACATATGTCTGAACCTCTAACCATTGCTGGTGGTGTCACGTCCGCAACTATCGGAGTGACGTTCGCATCTTTGTTCCCCGAGGCAACGCCCGGCGTAATGCTGTGCGCGCTGGCTGGTGCAGCAATGTACGTTCTGACATCCGATCCACACCAACTGTGGAAGCAGTTCCTGTTCGCCGTCATCAGTTTTGTCGGCGGGGTGTTCTTCTCGGTACCGATGGCGAAAATACTGGCCGGGGTGATTAACACCGCGCTTGGCCTGCTACAGCCGCCGGTAAGCATCGAAGTATCCCCGAACATCGGCGCGCTGGTTTCCGCTTCCATCTCTGTCGCAGTCCTGCTTCGCATCCTCGCAAAATCCAAACGGGGGAAGATGCCGGGACTGGAGGAGGAAGGCCAATGACATGGCAAACCATCGTCCTGGATGCAAACGCCATAATCTGTGCCCTGATCGCCGTAAGACTGCTGTTCTTCAGCAAAAGTGGAAAACGGCACCGTCCGGCCGTGGCCTGGATGGCATACCTGATGATCCTGGGCGCCGGATTCACAGCGTTTCGCATTCTCTACGGTAAATATCTGCAGGTGGACCCGGGCGAGCTGATGCTTAACGTCGCCATTTGCGTTGCGGTGTGGCGCTCACGGGGCAACCTCGCGAAAGTATTCCAGAAGGCTGAGCAATGACCAAAGACGACATCTTTAACGGCATCCTCGGCAAAGAGGGCGGTTACGTTAATCACCCGAATGACAAAGGGGGACCGACGAACTGGGGGATTACTCAGGCTACTGCTCGCGCCCACGGCTATACCGGGGACATGCGTAACCTGACTCGCGAGCAGGCTCTGGCAATCCTCGAGGCTGATTACTGGTACGGTCCACGCTTCGATCAGGTGGCAGGCGTCTCCCCGGCAATTGCTGCCGAACTCTGCGATACCGGTGTGAACATGGGGCCATCGGTACAGGTTAAGTGGTTCCAGCGCTGGCTGAACGTATTCAACAACCAGCAGCAGCTCTATCCAGACCTGATCGCCGATGGCCAGATTGGCCCTCGCAGCATCCGCGCGTTGAAGTCCTTCCTGACGAAACGCGGAAGCGAAGGGGAAACCGTATTGCTCCGTGCACTGAACTGCAGCCAGGGTCAGCGATACCTCGAGCTGGCAGAGCAGCGCCCGGCAAACGAGTCATTCGTGTATGGCTGGGTAAGGGAGCGAGTAAGCCTATGACGAAGCTGAAAGCTATCCTGGCGTTTATCGTGACCGTTGTGCTGGTGGTTCTGAGCGCTTTTGGACTTGGTAGCATGCGAGGCCGGGAAAAAGCCGAAGCCAAAGCCGATAAGCAGCGAACCGAAGAGAACACTGCTGCTACCAAAGCAGCTGCACAACGCCGCGTTGAAGTAACGAAAGAGGCCAGCAATGTACAGCAGAATGTTAACCATATGCCTGATGACGATGTTGATCGCGAGCTGCATGACTCGTGGAAGCGCCCTGGTGGTGGTTGATACTGCGTGTGACTGGGTAAAGCCAATCTACCTGACTGATCGCGACATCGATGTGCTGGACCGCCAGACGAAGAAAGACATCCTGACGCACAACAAAACGTGGCAGGCAAACTGCCAAAGTAGAGAGCCATCTAATTAGCCACATTCAATACCATGCCTTGGTGGGTTGATAATGTAAAAAACGCGACTATCGTTTAAAGAAAATACAAGGGGGTGGGCATGATCAATAAGCGCATATCATACGTAATGGTTGGGTTGTTTATAAATACAAACGCCTTTGCTGACGCTTCTCAGGTTAGAGATCCTGTTTATATATGCGATGGGGGGTACTCCGTGGTTTTCCATCAGACTGAGTTAGTCAATGAGGTCTTGCTTTTGCAGGACGAACGGCTGATATCCAAATCATCTCCACCTTATCAACAAAACACTATCTCGATAGACGGATCCTTTGTTAACAACACTCAATTGAAAGATATCTCTGGGCTAGAATCCTTATCCAAAGAGGAGCTGGCGAGAGGAATCATTAGCAGGCCATCATATGATTTTATTTTTCAGCAACCGCAGTTTGGCAAAGGCAAGCCTATGGCGGGGCTTGTAGTTGGAATGGCAGGAACTTACAAAATAAAAAAATGCGAGTTGAAGAGATAATCGGCTACTAGCGGGCTTTCTAATGTCATTGCTATAGTTCATGCCACCGTAAGCAGCCTCGATAATGGTTAATATTCTTTTAAGCCAAACCCTCTCCATGCCGCCATTCCAACAAAGATTCCAATCACACAAGAGGTAATGCCTCCAGCCCATGTAATAAACCACGATGCAGTAGGAATAATCTTTGAAAGATAAAGGAAGAATTCGAATCCTAATATTGTAACGGCAAACACTATCAATATACATAGGGCTTGTTTAAATAGAGTCATCGCCATTGGAAAGCTCCAGTCATTTCGCATGATTTAATTTATAGCAGGATTTAGCCATCACTATGGGTAGACCCATCGTAATGGCAGAATGCGTCAGCATTATGGATTTGCTGATTTTTCGAAGGAATATACGTTAAATGTGTACTTTGACTTCACCTTGCATTGGACTTCAATGCATACGCTCTTTTTCTTGAAATTGCTCGGGAATAAGCTCATTTCCTCCAGGCCTTTCACGTAAAAACTTATGTCATCATCATCTCGTTCAAGGTACTTAACCTGACCAAATGGCGGGCGCTCGTTCAATGTTCTCTGCTGGAGTATGTGGATAAAATGAGTCGTTGGTGAAAATATTACCCTTGAAATATCCAACGCTATATCTCTTTTGACTTGCGGCAAGACTAAGTCCTTCGGGTAGTGATGTTTGATTTCGATTGTCGCTATGCCAGCACCGTTTACACTTACCGGAATCGATGAATCATAAATCGATAAATCTACTGCACCAGCCCTACACTTAGGATGCTCGCTCAAAGCTGTTAGGTTACTGATTTTATTTATTATTAAAGTAAGCTCATCACGAATTTGAGTCTCATGTTTTCGGTTGTAAAAGTAACAGTTAAGGTCATGTAGTTTTTGACGCATTCTTTCGTGGCTAATTGCCTTGAGCAATAGATCTTGAATCATATGTTCTTCACCTGATTATCGAAAAAAGGATTATACATGGCTAAACCGGACAGGGAGGCCATTGAGACGGCGTGACGCGTTGGAGATGAATCTTGTGTGTCGCATGAAGTGACCCTATGACCCACCAAAAAAGGTAGGGTTAAACAGGGCTTGTTATGCTAAGACACTACGATCATTTATAGTGTGGTAAGAAAAAATACGTTACCTCATAAACTTAGGGTTAGTTTAATGAATACTATAACAGGCTTCATCGTTTTTTTAATTATTGCTCTGGTGTTCGGATACTTGTGCCATATTACGGCGGAGAGAAAGCTTTCAAAGGCAAGAGCTGAGATCAAAGCGGCGAAAGAAAGGGGGAGACCTTACTCAGAAGATGTAGTCAGCTATATGATGGGGAAACCGGGAGTAATTGCAATCTTCTTTGCATTCATCAGCTTCCTTTCTTTGATTGCGTCACTTTATAATCTGGTTTATTGGTTTTTTCCATAAAGATTCTTTTGAGAATTAATATATCATTCGCAGCCACCTACGGGTGGCTTTTTAAATGCTGTTATGAAGGAGCGCCTCATGGTTAACGATGAAGTTTGCAGGCCATATCCGCCAGGTAACTTCATCGACTCCGACAACTGGCAGCCATACACCAGGATGATCCCCGCCAATGAAGTGCATGAGTGGTTAAAACGCCAAATCCTCAGCGATGCTGGAAGCATCTATAACCCTGACCACGAACACCTGTTAGATGTGGATCTCTGCTTCATGTGGGCGTCAGATTCGTTCGCGAAGAAAGGGCGCTATGTTCTCGGCCAAGCTGAACAGGTAATGCTCCGCGCCGGTGGATGGCAGAAGGCCCGGATGGAGCAGCAGATGTATGAATGGTTCGGTCGCATCCCGAAGTTCATCATCACGCTGGCAGCCGATTACTGCTCGCAATGCAGTGACCTCGAATTCTGCGCGCTGGTAGAGCATGAGCTCTACCACATCGCCCAGGCCATTGATGATTTCGGCGCTCCGAAGTTCAACAAAGAGACCGGACAGCCAGTGCTTACACTACGCGGCCATGACGTCGAAGAGTTTGTTGGTGTAGTACGCCGGTACGGTGCCAGCGAAGATGTGCAGGAGCTGGTGGACGCGGCTAATGCGCCAGCGGAAGTGGCTCACCTCGATATCGCCAGGTCATGCGGAACGTGCATGCTGAAACTGGCTTAACTTTATGACTGATTATGACAGGCAGGTGATTTATGGCGGCACTGAAAGGTGAGGTCAAAGCCTTCATCGTTCAGTCTCTTGCCTGCTTTGATACTCCATCCCAAGTGGTTGAGTTGGTCAAAAAAGAATTTGGCCTGAGCATCACGCGTCAGCAGGTCGAATCTCACGACCCGACGAAAGCAAACGGTAAAGGACTGGCGCAAAAATGGGTGGACATGTTCAACGCCACCCGCGAACGCTTCCAGAGTGAAATCTCCGATATCCCGATCGCCAACAAGGCGTACCGGCTGCGCGTTCTCGACCGCATGGCAACGCGTGCCGAGGGAATGAAAAATCTCGCGCTAACCGCTGAGATTATCGAGCAGGCCGCCAAAGAGTGCGGCGATGCTTACACCAACAGGCACAAGTTTGAGCATTCCGGCCCCAATGGTGGTGCCATCCAGACGATCACCATGAGCAAGGATGAATATAAGTCAGCACGGCAGGAGATGATGGAGGATGACGACTGCTGAGCAAAAGACATTTGCCCGCCGGGTTGAGTGTGAAGAGGACGGTCTGTATTACGCGCGCTACTTCTTCAAACAGCGCACCGGCGGCAAGATGATAGTCGCGCCTCACCACAAGGTGATACAGCAAACGCTGGATCGCGTCATTGATGGTGAGATTCAACGCCTGATTATCAACGTACCTCCCGGCTACACGAAGACGGAGCTGGCGACCATCAACATGATGGGGCGAGGGCTGGCGCTAAATTGCCGGGCCAGATTCATGCACCTGTCCTATTCGCATAACCTGGCGCTGCTGAACTCCTCAACCGCGCGCGGCATGATTAAGTCGCAAGCCTATCAGTCTATGTGGCCGATGTCGCTGCGCGATGATGCCGACAGCAAGGCTATGTGGTGGACTGAACACGGCGGCGGAGTTTATGCGTCATCAGCTGCAGGGCAGGTTACCGGCTTTCGTGCCGGGCACATGGAGCCAGGCTGGCAGGGCGCGCTGATTATCGATGACCCGGTTAAACCGGATGACGCTTACTCGGAGATCGTCCGCGACGGCGTCAACAACCGCTTTAACGAGACAATTAAATCACGACTGGCGATCGAAACGACGCCCATGATTGTCATCATGCAGCGGATCCACTACCACGACCTGAGCGGCTATCTGTTGCGGGGCGGTAGTGGTGAGAAGTGGCACCATCTGAATTTGCCGGTGCTGATCAATAACAGCCTGTCATACGCTGACCAGTACCCGGAAAACACCCACGCCATCCCGATTGACCACGGCCTGCCTGATGGCTGGCTATGGCCGTTTAAGCATAACGAGTCGCACCGCGTTTCACTCTTTTCCCACCGGCGCACCGCCGAAGCCCAGTACATGCAGAACCCGAAACGCTTCAATGCGGAGGGCGCACTGTGGACTGAGGACATGATTGGTGCTGCGCATGAGATGCGGATCACCCAGGAGCTTAACCGAACGGTGGTGGCCATCGATCCGCAGGCCACCAACAGCGAAGAGAGCGACGAATCAGGCATAGCGGTTGCCAGTGTGTACGGTACCGGTGATGAACGGCAGTACAGCCTCGATGCTGATTACAGCGGCAAATATTCACCCAACGGCTGGGCCACCAAAGCCATTGAAGCATACGAACAGCATGATGCTGATGCGATCGTCATTGAGACCAACCAGGGCGGCGACATGGCGGAGGACACGCTGCGCAATGCCGGGTTTACCGGGCGCGTTATCCGGGTGCATGCCAGCAAAGGCAAGTATGCACGAGCAGAACCCATCTCCGCTTTATATGCGCAGGGCCGGGTCGCTCACCGTGGCAGCCTCTACGAAGTCGAGAACCAGTTCATGGAGTACGTGCCATCTACTGCGAAGAAATCACCTGACCGGCTTGACGCCGCGGTATACGCGCTCACCGAACTATCAGAACCACAATCAATCGGCATGTTGGTGCGCTCGCGCTGACGGAGGACACCGTGAACGAAAGCGAAAACAAACAACTCGCCACTAACGCCAGCATCGACCGCGAGCGGATGCGTTACGTAAACGCTCTTTTCAATGGCACCAGTAACACCAAACGGCAACGCCTGTATCAGGAGTTTGGATACCCCAAAGAACTCTGCTTCGATGACTTTTACCGGGCATATCGCCGCAATGCCATCGCTGGCGCCGCAGTGGCTAGAATGGTTGATGGATGCTGGGAGGATTTCCCGGAAGTTTACGAAGGCGATCAGACGAAGGATGCAACCCAACAAACAGCCTGGGATAAGCGGGTCAACAAACTGCTTAAGCGCTGCTGGAAGCAGATTAAAGGTGCTGACAAACGTAACCTCGTGGGTCGTTATTCGGCGCTGCTGATCCAGGTTAAAGACAGCAAGTCATGGTCTGAGCCTGTCGATAAGGCGATGGTCGGCAGGCTCCAGGAAAGGGCGCTCGTCCGGCTCATTCCGGTCTGGGAGGCGCAGCTTGATCCGGTGAGTTATAACGAGGACCAAAACAGCGAAGACTATGGCGCTGTTAGCATGTACTCGTTCACCGAAATTCCTGTGCAGCAGCAGCGCAGCGGCCAGCCCGGGCGAATCATCAACGTTCACCCTGACCGCGTCATTATTTTGGCTGAGGGTTCGGACGACGGGCGGCTTGATTCCGGTGAGTCGCTATTGGAAGAGGGCTTCAACAAACTGCTGGACCTCGAGAAGGTCTCCGGTGGTGCCGCTGAGGGGTTCCTGAAGAACGCCAGCCGTCAGCTCAACTTTAACTTCAGTGCCAAGACCAATTTTACTCAACTGGCCCGGGCCTTGGGTGTATCTGAGTCTGAGCTATCGAACGCGATGGACGATCAGGTGCGTCGGCTGAATGACAGCACCGACAGCGCAGTAATGATGCAGGAAGGAGATGCGAGCGTGCTTTCAGTGGCCGTAGCCGATCCTGAGCCAACCTGGCGCACCGCGCTGAGTGAGTTCTGCGCGACGGTGCCTATCCCTGTGAAAGAGCTTGTCGGTATGCAGACAGGCGAGCGAGCCAGCACCGAGGATGCAAAAGGCTGGGGTCGAACCAGGATGAGCCGCCGCAAAGGGTTCCTGGATGACGTTATCACCGATGTGATTTCGCGCTTCTGGACGCTTGGCATTATCCCTCCCGCCCGGAATGAAGAAATTACCGTGGGATGGTCTGATCTGCTGGCTCCGAGCCAGGCAGAGAAGATTGCCAACATGGATAAGCTGGCTGACGTGGCCGTGAAGTCCACGAACGCGTTTGGCCGCTCCGCTATCACCGAAAACGAGATACGCGCGGCAGGCGAGCTGCAGGCCCTGCCAGAACTTGATGACGAGGTGCCGCCAGATGGCAACAAGCCAAAGCCTGATCCACTGGCCGACCCAGAATCAGAAACCGAAGAGTCCGGTAATACCACGGTCGAAAGTTGACCCCACGATGTCGCGCAAGCCAGTCAGCAGGATGCAGCGCGATATCGAGGACCGGTATTACGCGATTAAGGTTGCACTGAAAGCTTTGTTCGACAATCGCCTGACCGGGCGGGAGCGTGAGGTTAACAGCCACAGCTGGCATTTCCTGTGTCATGTTAACGGCGATGACCAGCGACTCTACCAGGTCAACGCTGGCCGGTTCATTTACGACATGTCGCCGCAGGAGCTGGCTGACCTGCTCGAGGCGGTGCAGGCCATCTTGGATGATTATCTGCTGGAAGGTGGCGAGCAGAATCAATGGGCGATGGATTACGTCGCCGCTGAGGCCAGGAGAGGGACTTTAGAGGCCTTTAACAACCTCTCGCAGCAGTCACAGGTCTACGCCAGCCAGACGACGCTACAGCAGCTTTTAAGCAGCCCCGGTCACCTTAATCAGATCGCATCTGCCCGGCTGACAACGTTCAGCGACTGGAAAGCCATCAGCGATGCCGCCCGTGCAGACCTGACAGGCATCATCACCGATGCAGTGGCGCGGGGCGTAAACCCCAGGGAAACAGCCAGCGTTATCAGTAAGCGCCTCGATGTGAGCATGTCTCGGGCTAAGTCGATTGCCCAGACCGAACAGGTCGGCGCGTTGCGGCAGGCGCAATGGAACGAAACGGACTGGGCCGCCGACCGGCTGGGGCTGAATGCCGGCTTGATGTGGCTGTCGGCGCTCAAGCCTACAACGCGCAGTTGGCATGCCAGCCGTCACGGCAAGGTCTACACCACCGAAGAGGTGCGGGACTTCTACGCCGAGAACGGTAACCGGTACAACTGCTATTGCAGCCAGATTCCGGTACTGCTCAACGACGACGGCAGCATATTCAACGAAGGGTTGGCGGATAAGCTTGCAAAAGAAAGAAAAAAGTGGCTCGCTTAATTAACTACGCACATCAATAGTTAAGGCGAGAAAATGGAAATTAAAAGTATTAAGTTTGAATGGAATAAAGAGCTTGAAAATCCGCTGTATAAAACCTATCGGGTTGTTTGCACTATCGTAACAAAAGCAGATGTTACGGTTTCAGGTTCTACCGACGGTAGAATAGAGAGTACAGATTTATCATCTGATATTTTTCGAGCCTTAAGGCTGGATCGTCATGAAGAAGCTGAACATAGAGCTTTCCTGCAAGCAAATGAAATGCTCTTCTATGCAACGGGAGAGCGCTGCTATGAAAGACCGAGACGTCACAGAGAAGATTGAACCATAAACCCGCTTCTGCGGGTTTTTTATTGCCTGAAATCCACAACTGAGGACCCAGCATGAAACGCAACCGCGTTAACGTGCTGACCGTCGTCAACTCCGCTTCAAACATCACCACTGAAACCATCAACGGCAAGCCACATATCGTGGTTCGCGGCATCACGCCTGTCGTGGACGATATCGTGATGAATCGGAAGTTGTACCCGGCAGCAGAAATCGAAAAGGCCTACAACACGCTCGAGCGTAACCCGATGCCGCTGGGCCACCCGAAAGTGGATGGCAAGCATGTCTCGGCGCGCGATGTCCAGGCGGTGAACGAGTACCACGTCGGGGCCTGGCTGCAGAACGTCAGCCACAAAGGCGGGAAGGTGACGGGCGACATGTACGTTAACCGCCAGTACGCCGAATCCAGCGAAAAGGGAAAGCGCCTGATTAACCGCCTGGATGAGATGCTAGCCGGTACCAACTCCGACCCGATCCACATCTCTACCGGCCTGCTGTATTCCGGCATTGCCGCAAATGGCGAGTCGAAGGGTAAAAAGTACAACGAGATCGCCACCAACATGATGTTCGACCATGTGGCGGTGCTGCTCGATGAGCCAGGCGCCGGAACGCCAGCAGAAGGTGTAGGCATCTTCGTAAATGCAGAGGGTGATGAAGTAGAAATCGAAGTCTGCAACCTCGACGAAGCCAGTAATCCCGACCCGCAAGACCCATCGCTTAAATCATTTTTCAACCAGCTAAAGGCGTTATTCAGCGCCAACAGCGATTCAACCCAGAAGGAAACAGACCCGATGAAAGAGCTCATCGTTAATGCGCTGAAGGCCAAAGGTAAATCGGTTGACGGTAAAACAGATGCCGAACTGATGGACGCATACAACCAGATGCTGGCAGAAAACGCCGACAGCAAAGAAGAAACGCCTGAAGAGAAGGCTGCCCGTGAGAAGAAAGAGGCGGACGACAAGAAGGCTAAAGAGCAGGCCACCAACAGTGAAGAGATGCCAGCCTGGGCGAAAACTCTCTCCGATCAGGTGGCAGCGATTAACAGCCAGATCAGCGCAGGCGCAGAAACTGAGAAGGCCAGCATGCGCACCGCGGTGAAAGCCAAGTTCGGCATGACCGATCTGGCAGTCAACGCCCTTGACGGCGAACCGCTGAAAGAGCTGTTCGCTCAGTGCCAGACCTCAACCGGCCTGAACGGTGCATTCCGCCAGGCTACCAATAACCAGTCAGTCAGCGAAATGCCGGAGTAAAAAAATGGCTAAAGACGGAAAACACGTAATTCACGCCGGTGGCGTATTCCCTAATCCGCTGCTTAACCGTGAAGGTGCGGCGGCAGCGGCCACCAAGCCGGGCACCGTTGGCTTCTTCTCAGCAGGAAAATTCACTGCCTCCGTGGATGGCAACGAAGAAGCGATCCTGTATGTCGCTGATTTCGATTATCTGCGCTGCCAGACGGTTGATGACTCAATCCCAATCAACGAGCTGGTAGTCGCCATCCACCCGATGCAGGGCATGTTCCTGAACGTGCGAGCCGCTGCCGGCACGTACAAAAAAGGCCAGCCGTTATCCATCGCTAATGGCCAGGTGAAAGCCCACGCTTCCGGCGAGTCCATCCGCGCATATGTCGAAGAAGACACGGCGTACACCGTTGCTGCAGGCGATCTGCTGCGCGTCGTTATCAAGTAAGGAGCACCTGAATGCTTGTATTTTCCCGCTCTATCGGTGAACGCACCGGTAACCTCGAAGTCAACCAGGCGCAGTTCCGCGAGCTGGAGATGGCGCGCAACATGAGTGCGCAGTCTGTTGCTGACTTCATTGCCCGTGCTCGCTTCGGTGAAAACGGACATCTGGACGCAGTGAATGCGGTAGACGATATCCGCCGCATGTACCGCGCATACGATCAGACCGTGCTGGCGCAGTTCGAGCCGAACACCGAGTTCACTCTGTTCAACGACCTGATGCCGCTGTCCCGCTCGGTTCGACTGGAAGAGTCTGTGTATGAATATGCGCGTACCGGCGGTCGTGGATGGGCGCATACCTCCATGTCCGGCCAGATTGGCGCGGCATTGGATGCTCGAGCGTACAGCTTCGACGGTACGATGGTGCCGGTGCACGATAGCGGATTCAAGTTCCACTGGCGTGACCCGATCTTCAACAAAGGCTCTGCACTGGCATCCCTGGCTGATGCGCAGCGTGGTTCTGTTGATGATGTGCGCCGCAAAATCGTGGACTACATGTTCAATGGCTTCCGCGACTCTGAAGGAAACTTCGTTACCTTTGACGGCAAGACCTGGAAGGGTCTCAAGGCTGATGACCGTGTAGGCCTGGTCGATCTCGGTGCGTCCGGCCTAAACATCAACTTCGCAACCAGCACTGACCCAGAAGCAATGCGTAACGGAGCGATTAAGCTACGCGATACGCTGAAACTCCAGAACAACCAGTTCGGCCAACAGACTTGGTACGTCTCCAGTGAAATCATGTCCAACTGGGAGCAGTACTATGATACCCAGAACAAAACCCGCACGGTGCTGGAAGAGATTCTGAAGCTGTCTGGTATTGCCGCCGTGAAAGAAGATGCCGAGCTGACCGGAAACCAGGTATTGGTTGTACCACTGGCTGCAGGTGTTATCGCGCCGGTGGTTGGTCAGGCAGTGGGAACTGTTGCTGACCCGCGTCAGTTCTACAACAGCGACTATATCTGGCGCACCTGGGGGGCTGCTGGACTGATGGTTAAGCAGGATATCAACCTGAAACACGGCGTGCTCTTCGCGAGCAGCTAAGGAGAAAAAGAATGGCACTGGTAGAAATCACAGCAGGTAACGTCTTCGCCGGTGCCAACCTCCGAAAACTGGAGGTTGGTGCGGTAGTCGAAGTGGACGACGCAACGGCTAAGCGCTGGCTGGAAACCGGCAAGGCGAAGGAGACCGACAAGAAGAAGGGCGAAAAGCTTTCCTTCGAAGTGGCTACCCCTTCCGCGCCGACGGCAGATCTTTCTGGCCTGCAAAAGCAACTCGCCGACGCGCTGGAGCAGAACGAAAAGCTGATCGTCGATGGTGAAGCAAAAGACAAGGCTCACGCCGACGCGCTGGCAGCAGAAACCAAACGCGCTGATGAAGCTGAAGCTGCGCTGGAAGAAATGAAGAAGAAGGCGAAATAACCATGGCGCTTCGTGAGTTCGATAACCCAACCAAGTCCCGCGATGAGCTGGATGAACAAACCAAAGGTAATTAACCATGGCTGACCAAATCACAGCGACAGACGTGCAGGCGTTCCTCGGTGAATTGGGCTACAGCATCCCGGGCGCGCTGATGGATCCGATTCTTTGCTCGGTGAACAAAATCATACCCTGTCTCGACGGAGCCGGGTACGACGACTGCACCGCAAAGCTGATCCTGATGTACGCCGCCGCGCTGATGGCGACGTCCTCGGGCGCGCGCCGCATCAAATCTCAAGGGGCACCGTCCGGCGCCTCACGCTCGTTTGAGTACGGCGACGATGGCATCACCTGGCTGCGCGACTCGCTGGCCCGGCTAGATACCAGCGGCTGCACCGGCGAGTTGCCTATCAGCGCCGGTAACAGCGTGGGCCTGTTCATGGTGGTAGGGGGTTGCTGATGACATGGATATCCGTAAGCGCCCGGTTGCCTCGTTCCTTCACCCGCGTCTGGGTGATGACCGACACCGGGCGGGAGACCACCGGCTACGTCAAATCGGACGGTGAGTGGCACATCAACTGTGAGCGCATACGGGCGGCAGGCGCGAAGGTGCTGCGCTGGAAGGAGGGCTGATGTCATCGGTAGCAAACTGGTCCTACACCGCCAAAGCCACTATCTGGCGCAAGGGCGCTGGCGGCAAAGACGAAAACGGTGATCCCATAAACGGCTATGCCGCGCCGGTCATTATCATGGTCGATTATGAGGGCGGACTATCAAAGCGTATCGGCAGCCTGGGCGCTGAAATCGTCGTGAAGAATACCGTCTGGACTGAGTACGCACTGGCCGACGCCGGTGACTACCTGCTGATTGGTGAATCTACCGACGCCGATCCGATTGCTGCTGGCGCTGATGAGGTGCGGCAGGTTATCCGGTACGCCGACACATTCGAGCGACTGGCCGACGATTTCGCGATGCTGACGGGGGTTTAACCATGGGCATCAAAGTGAAGGGCATTGCCCAGGCGAAAAAACACCTGAACGACATTATCAACGACGTTCAGGGCCGGAAAGCTGTCCGCGCCATCCAGTCAGCGTTAATCCTTATTGGTGCCCGGGCCGCTTATTATACCCCGATCGATACATCTACGCTGGTGAACAGTCAGTTCCGGGAAATTGATGCAGGCGGCGTGATTATCACCGGTCGCGTCGGCTATTCGGCCAACTATGCAGCGTACGTCCATGAGGCATCCGGCAAGTTGAAAGGACAGCCACGCGCGCACTTCGGTATCACCAGCAACCGCTCTGATTTCGGCCCTCAGAAACCGAAAGAGTTTGGCGGCGGGACTAGCACCGGTAACTACTGGGATCCTCACGGAGAGCCGCAATTCCTGACCAAAGGCGCTAATGAAGAGCGTGATGCCATAGATGCAGTGATGCGCAAGGAGCTTTCGCTATGACACCCATGATGCACGAGCGGGTGCGCAACATGTTCGGTGATGCTGGCCTGACAGCTGGATTCATGGTGCAGAAGTTGATGTACGACGACCCGGAGGATCTGACCCAGGCCGTGATGGTATTCCGGCCAAACGGTGGTTCGAACATCCGTCACGACCTTGGCTCTGAACATCACGTCCTCGTCGATGTGATCGGCGCGAAGGATAAGCGCGGCGACGCCACCAATGCCGTACAGCGCATAGTCGATTATGTCCTGGCAAACCCAATGGCAGACGAGTGTGTCGGTTACATCCAGAACATGGGCGCAATCCCTGCGCCGGTGCTAACGGCAGAAGGACGGATAGTCTTCCGACTTCAGTTCGCCTGCACTTACGGCGAATAGCCAAAACAACCATATAGACCCGCTCCGGCGGGTTTTCTTTTTTATACGTCAAAGAGGAAGTTTCTCATGGGGAATTGCCCTAGCTCTAACGAGCGCCTGTTCGGCGGTGCGGTCGTGCTGGAAGTGGCCGACGGCTGCCCGGATGTCAAACCTCTCGAGGCAGACTGGAAGGCACTGGCTGCCGGCACCAACAAAGGATTCGACTTCAACCCAAACACGGTTACCTCTGATGCCGATGACGGTGGCGGTTACGTCGAATCCATCATCACCAATAGCGATTTCACCATCAGTTTCGAAGGGGAGGTGCGCAAAAAGGACAAGCTTGATCAGTACGGCATTGGCAAGTTCATCAGTTATTTTGCCGCAGAACTGGCGGCCCGCCGCCAGCCGGGGATCTGGGTTCGTATGCCATACGGTCCGGTAACATTTATCGGCTATATGGTGGTCACCACGCTGTCTTCTGACGGAGGCACAAACGACATTGTTACCCTCTCCACCGAATTTAAAGTGGGTGACGCAAGCACGATCGAGGTCATAGACAATTCCGCCGCGACCGCGCTGGTATTCGTTGCGGATCTGCCATCAACCAAGACTGCAGCTGTAGGTGATGACTTCGAGCTTGGTGTGCAGGTTAGTGGTGGCGTGGCTCCGTACAAATATGACTGGTACAAAAACGGCATCCATACCGGATTATCGACCAGCACCACGACCATCGATTTTGATAACGCAACCACAGCTGATAACGGTGTGCGCCAGGTGAAAGTGACCGACTACAACGGTACCACCATCACCTCGACGGCAAATACCCTAACCGTCAGCTAACGGCCATTCCAAAGGGTGGCCGCGGCTGCCCTTGATAATGATCGTTACCCGGGAAGGAACATGACAGCACTGATAGATATCGGCGAGTTCTCTGTGAGTGACGGCCGGGACGGAGGAAAGGATTACCTGCTGAGGCCATCCCTGATGGCTATGACCAGAATCGGCACGCCAGCTGAGATTGTTCAGACGTATGCCACCGTACACGGTAGTGATGTCTCCGCCGTCATCCAGCTCTGCACTGACACGCTTGGCTGTTTCCCTGAGTGGCTGTCGCCATCCATGAATCGCATTGCGGAACGGCTGCTGTCGCTGAGCATGCATATCATGCAGGCCTGCTGTGATGACGACCTCACCCCGATGATAGGTGAGTGGAAAGGGTGGAGCCGGTACGTTGTTTACCGGCCCGGGCAGATGCCGAGAAACGACATCATCGTGCTGGCTCAGCACCTCATGCAGCATGGCGTCGTTGGCAAAGCCAGTGTGCGCCGTCTACAAAGGCATGAGTCAGGCGAAACGACGAATGAGTTCAAGGCGTTCGACTACATCAGCGCGGCGCGAAGCCACTTCGGTATTAGCCGGGATGAGGCGGCGGCGCTTACCATGACCGAGTTTCAAATGATGCTGGCGCAGAAATACCCTGATCAGAAGGGCTTTACGCGGGACGAGTACGACGCGGTTGCTGATGACTTCCTGGCGAAGCAGGCGGCGCGCCGGGCACAGGCGAACCAGAAGTAGCTGCCTTTTTCTTCAATCACCTCCTGAGATCAATAAATCAGCAGTTGCCGTTGCACCTATGCAATTCCTATGTAGGATTGTTCTGAACATTTACAGAGGGATAGGTATGAAGAAGATAGCCATTGCGTGTTTTGTGTCCGCATTATTTTTGGTTGGCTGTGGACCCAAGGAGCTTACGCCTGAGCAGAAACAACTGGTAGATGGTTTGAAAGTTGAATTATCACAGGTTGTAAATGATATTAATGATGCAAAGTCAGAAGATCAGAAGTACTCATCAGGGTTAATTAAGGGGTTAATTAAAGCAAGATTAGAGGTCCTTGAAACGAACCAAGCTCTTCTCCAACAAAGGATAAATGCAATTGAGTCAGGCGCTAAAATTGAAACCGTAATATCAGCCGTAAAACCTGATTTGAATAGTGCGACATCGATCCTAAAGGATATTGACGGACTGAAGGCAGAGATTGATTCGGCTAAAAAAGATGCATCACAGTATAGCGGAGGGTTGGTTCTCGCAATGAAGGTCACGGCTATAGCGACGCAAGAACAAACGCTTGCTTTATTGCAGCAAAGATATCTTTCGGCTAAATATGGATTAGCAGAGATTAAAGTAGGGCCTATTGCGGATAGCAATCAAATAACCAATACACCAACATCGAGCACTAACCAACCATCTTCCAGTGTGCTGTTACCACCGGCTGATGGGCCATTCGGTTTACAGGCTGGCTTGACCAAGAAAAATATTGAGGATATGACTGGTGAGGTTTTGAAGCCGGTTGATGGCAAAGTTAATTTATACATGTTGAGTGCTGCACCCAAGAAAAACCCTGACTTTGAAAGTTTTGGATTGTTAATTTCACCTGAAGCTGGACTGTGCCAGATACGAGCAATAGGCAAAGATATAAATTCGGACTCTTACGGCATTGCTTTAAAAACTAAGTTTGACGAATTATCCAATACACTAAAATCAATATATGGTGATGGTAAAAAGACGGATTTTCTTCTGTCGGGATCTATTTGGAAAGATCCTAATGATTGGATGATGAGCCTAACCAAGGGGGAGCGAGTACTAATGATGGAATGGAAAGGGAGCAATGACGCTATGATGAAAAATAAAATTAGCGAAGTTGGAATGGATGTTAGAGCTAATAATTCCTCGTCTGGTTATGTATTCCTACAATATACATTCACAAACAATTCAGTTTGTGAAGCTGAAATTGACAGCGATAAGAAGAGTTCATTATAAAGCATTAATATAATTACACTCAACTCCACACGCCCAAACCTCGCCACTGCGGGGTTTTTTTATTGCCCGGAGATAGCAATGGCAAAAGAACAAAATGCTGGCAGCGTCGTCTATACGGTAAGCGCTGAGATCGAGCCCCTACTGATTGCGGGCAAGCAGGCCATTGATGTTCTGGACAGGCTGGACAGTGCGGCGCATAAGTCAGGCAAGGGATTTGATGACCTCGACAAAAGTACATCAAGTACTGGCTCAGCATTCACCGAGCTAGCTGGTTACGCTAACTCCATGGACAATCAACTGCGCAAGTTGAACACCAATGTGAGCGGAATCGCCCGCGCAATGGAAGAAGCACGCAGCGGTACCGGCGGCGCTAACAGCAAGTTTAATCGCGCTGAATCAATTATCGAGGCGCTGGGTAACCAACTGGCGGTGCTGGACGAAGCACAGGAGAATGGCGCGTGGAGTGCCGCCGTGCTGGCGGCCCAGCTTCGCGCCGGGTCCAAAGCCACTGATGAAGAGAAGCAGAAGATCGGAGAGTTAACTGGTCGCCTGTATGACATGAAAACGGGTGTGGAGACCGGAGCAAAAGGAACAGGATCCTGGAAAAACAGCATGCAACAGGCTGGCTACCAGGTTCAGGATTTCATCATTCAGGTTCAGGGCGGACAGTCTGCTCTTGTGGCGTTTGCTCAGCAGGGTTCACAGCTTGCTGGGGCATTTGGACCCAGCGGCGCTGTAATTGGTGCCGTCATCGCTCTGGGTTCAGTTATCGCTGGCACCTTAATAACCTCGCTAAACGGCGGAAAGAACGCCATGGATGCGTTGAAAGATGCTGCCGAGTCGATGGATAAGGTAATAACGATATCCAACCAGGGTGTGGCAGCTCTTTCAGATAAATACGCTGCATTGGCGCGTACAAACGCGAACGTAGCGACCATCCTCCGCAACCAGGCTTTGCTGGAATACAACCAGGCCATTGCTAAGATACCGAAAGCGATTAGTGACGCCTCTGACTCTTTTATTACCTTGGGCGATCGGGCGATCGCAGCTTTCGGTGGATCTTCGCCAAGCATAAAAAAATTCAACGAAGAACTTACCAGGCTTGGCGCTACGTCTGCTGATTGGTACCAGGCTATTCAGCAGGCAAACGCCCAAGGGCAGTATGCAACCGGTGTTGTCAGCTCCTTATCCACGACGGTGAGTACGCTTTCCTCTCGTATGGGGATAAGCAAGCAAGCTGCATTTGAACTGGCCAAGCAATTATCTGACCTAAGTAACAATCCTTCTCCTGAAGCACTCGAGGAAGTAATCAAAAGCCTGCAAGGCATGACATCTTCGTCAAAAGATGGTCAAGGGGCAATTGCAGGACTGACCGGGTCATTAAAAGATTTATGGGTGGAGGCTCTTAATGCAAAACAAGGTGTCGACAGCCTCGCCAAGGCAACCGACAACCTCACTTCAGGGCAGCAAAACCTCATCAAACAGTCCGAGCGAACTCTCGCTTTATCCAAATTACAGGGTGAGGCCCGGGCGCGGTTGCAGGCGCAATACGCAGCGGAGGACGCCGGGTTTGCGAAGGATGATCCACACGCCCTGCAGATGGAGCAGGATGCAGCAGCGACCTATCGTAACACCCAGGCACAGAAGACCCTCCAGTCTGAGCAGAAAAAGGGGGGTTCGCAGGCCGAGTCCATTGCTCAGAAGCTGGAAAACCTCAAGCAGCAGGCAGAACTCGCCGCCGGATCGACGCAACAACTCAGCCGCGAGCAGGCCATCCTCACCGCCCAACAGTCTCTTGGCGCTGCCGCAACTCAAAAAGACCTCGAGTTGGCCGGGCAGTATGCCGCGGCCAAGTGGGATACGGCCAACGCGCTTAAAGCCCAGGCGGCTGCAGAGAAACTCCTGCCAGAGGCTCGGGAAAACGCCAGCTACAAGCAGGATGTTGAGGATCTGAATACCGCCCTGGCTGCGAAGAAAATCAGTCAGGAGCAGTACAACGAGACTGCTGAGCGGCTGGAGGCCACCCATCAAATCGACCTCGCTAAAATCCGAGCGCAAAAGGTTGTGTCTCCAGAGCAGGCCGCTAAAGGGGAAGTTGATCCGGTCCAGCAACTGGCAAACCAGCATGCTCAGCAATTGGCACTGATCCAGCAGTTCGAGACGCAAAAGGGTCAGATAACCCAGCGCGGACTTGAACTGATGAATGCCGCAAATACTGAATACGAACAGGCTCGTATCGCCGCTCAGTGGGAGATTTACCGCAATCAGAGCGCGGGCAATGAACTGCTCGCCACTTCTCTGGAAGGGCTGCAAAGCGGGGCAACCAATGCTCTGACCGGGCTCATTGATGGAACCCAGAGCCTGCAGGAAGCAATGGCGAACGTTGGTTCGACCATCATCAACAGCGTGATCAGCAGCCTCGTTGAAATGGGGATGCAGTGGGTTAAAAACCAGGTGATGGGTCAGGCTGCGGCTGCGGCGTCGCTGGCATCCACAATGGCCCAGGCAACTGCTGCGGCATCGGCCTGGGCACCTGCTGCTATGAGCGCGTCGATCGCAACATTCGGTAGTGCAGCGGCTGTGGGTGAGTCCGCCTATGCTGCCTCACTCCTTTCCGCTAAAGGGCTGGCAGTGGCCGGTGCCCGCGAACACGGCGGCCCGGTATCGGCCAGCTCCATGTACCGGGTGGGCGAGGGCGGAAAGCCTGAGATTTTCAAAGCCAGCAATGGCAGCCAGTACATGATCCCCGGCGATAACGGTCGCGTCATCAGTAACCGCGATATTGGCGGCGGTGGCGGTGGGCAGGTTATACACCAGACCATACAAGTGAATGGTAATCCTGATGACAGAACCCTTCAGCTAATCCAGCAAGCTGCAAGAGATGGAGCCAGACAGGGGTACAAGATGGTGGTAGGGGATTTAGCAAAGGGGGATGGACAGGCCTCTAAGGCGCTGAAGTCTTCGTTCAATACCACAAACAGGATTGGATAAACTGCACCTTTTTGCCGCCATCTTGGTAATCCCTCTAACACGCGCTGACCAATAACTTCAACACCAGTCAACGCCTCACATAAGGAGTTCCCATGGGGATCAGCAGCACCATTGATTTCCCGCACCAGTACCTGCCGATGCCTCAGCGCTCCGGGCATGGATTCACCCCGGTCAGTCCACTCCAGCGCTCAACTATGACATCAGGCCGCACGCGGCAGCGTCGCAAATACACGTCAGTTCCGACTGAGGCGAGTGTGTCGTGGGTATTTAATGATGCCCAGGCGCAGTTATTCGAATCGTGGTTCAGGGATGTGATCACTGACGGGGCGGCGTGGTTCAACATGCGAATGCGTACGCCGATGGGGGTTGGAGACTACGTGTGCCGGTTTAAGGATATCTACGACGGTCCAGTGCTGTACGGGTTAGGATTCTGGAAATTCACGGCAACTCTTGAGTTGTGGGAGCGTCCAATCCTGCCGCCTGGCTGGGGTAACTTCCCTGAGTTTATTGTCGGGCAGAGCATTATCGATTACGCGCTTAACAAGGAGTGGCCGGAAGCATGACCAGTCCAACGTTAAACAGGCTATACGCCAGCGGCGGCAACGAAATCCTTTTCAACACGCTGCAGATCACCGTCGGCGGCGAGACTTACTGGCTGGTTGAGAACTTCGAGGATATCACCGCGGTTACAGAGGCGGGGGCAACAGTGACATTCCAGGCGGCAGCCATGGCCGTCGCACTTCCCGCCAGGAACAGTGACGGCACGCAGGATCTGAAATTTGCCATCAGCAATATCGACGGCGTTGTTTCAACGGCGATCCGCAACGCGCTTGATAACCTCAGCGACGCTACCATCACGATGCGGCAATTCATCTCGACTGACCTGCAGTCTCCAGCCTCGCCACCTGTAGTGCTACAGGTTAAAGATGGTCAGTGGACAGCGACTCAGGTTCAGATTACCGCCGGGTTCCTGAATATCCTGAAAACCGCGTGGCCTCGCTACCGCTACACGCTGCCAGACTTCCCGGGTCTTCGCTACCTCCAGTAGGAAATCACCATGTTCACTCCTGATAAATACCGTTTAGTTACCTGGCTGAAGGGTGGGCGCACTTTTCCCGCGCTCGACTGCTTTGGCATCGTCAATGAAATCAGGGGGACCTTGGCCTGGCTCCATGGCCTGATTTTGCCGGAGTCACGAAGGATAATGGCGGCCTCGACCAGGAGGCGCGCGGGCTGATGGCTGGCCTTACCCGATGCGAACCGGCCCCGGGGGCGGGCATCGCCTGTTATTCCGGCTCCGTGGTGACACACGTCGCCATCGCCGTGGAGATTGACGGTGTGCTGCATGCCGCTGAGTGTAATCCCCGCACTAACGTAACCTTCCTGCCGCTGGCGCGTTTTGCGCGCCGCTTTGTTCGCGTGGAGTATTACCAGTGACGATCCGAATCTATCCCTCCCGGCTGCCGGGTGAGCCGCTGGAAACGCACCATCACGAAGCCATGCCCCTCAGCGCCTGGTTTGCGCAGAACGTGCAGGGCTGGACGCCGGAGCAGCAGCATCCGGTCGCAGTTGAAATCAACGGCATTCCGGTGCCGCCGTCAGAATGGTCGCTGTGTTCCATTCGCTCTGACAGCGACGTCAGGCTGTATCCGGTGCCCTACGGTACCGGTGCGGAGATCGCCCTGTGGATTGCTGTCAGCGTGGCCGTCGCCTCGGCGGCGTACTCACTTTACATGATGAGCACCATGCAGACCGGCGGCAGCCAGCAGCCGTCCAACGGTGATCAGCTGGAGCTGAACCCGGCAAAGGCCAACATGGCCAAACTCGGTGATCCCATCCGCGAAATTTTTGGCCGCTACAAGGTGTGGCCGGATTACGTCGTACAGCCGGTTTCGCGCTTCGATTCTGCCGATCCCAAAAAGTATGTGACCAGCATGTTTTTATGCGTGGGGGCGGGCGATATGGCACTTCCGCCGTCGGCAATAAAGATTGGGTCCACACCTGCATCAGCGTTTGGCAGCGATGTCAGCGCCACCGTGTATCCGCCGGGCGCCAGCGTCTCAGCCGACAGCCGTTCCGAGAACTGGTTTAACAGCGGCGAGGTGGGCAATACAACATCGGGAACCGCGGGGCTTGATCTGGGCTCAACCGGCCCGCAGACGGTGAGTATCATCTCTGATGCGATACTGGTAAGCGGCAACACCATCACCCTCATTGCGGCGACGGCCAGCGACGGAGAGACTGAAATTCCTGCGGCCTGGGTTGCCGGCATCGTCGTCACGGTTATCGCGCCAAACTCGTACCGGGTAGCGAATACCGGTGGGTACAGCGTGATTTTTGGTGATGTCGCTGAGCTGCGGCCGGTCGTGGGCATGCCTGTTCAGGTGTCATTCAATGAATCTTCGTACGATCTGTTTATCGCCAGTTACGTCCCCGGCGTTCCTGCGGTGCCGGGCGTGGGCGGCTCAACGGCCAGCATAACCGCCAGCGCTGCGCCCACTACCTACGATTTCACGGCAACGCCGGTCACGTTCACAGTCGGGTGGAAAGGCACGACGTATGCCATCTCACTCATCACCAGTTACGTCACCATGTCGGGGCTGGTTAACACCATTTCAAACCAGTTAACAGGCTCTGGCCTGATTGCGCGTGATAACAGCGGGCGGCTGGAGATTGTTGAGGAAAGTAGTCCGTTTGCCGGTGGCATTATCAGCCACAGTGCGCTGCCTGTGGCCGCATTCGGCAGCACTCCGGTTGATGTTGCCGGCGTGGCATCATCAGGTGGTACCGCTGCGGTGGAGGCGCATATCACACTGGCGTACGACAGTGCTGCAGGCAAGCCGTTTACGGGTATCCCGGACGGAGTCCAGCGGATCGGTATCGGCTACGCAGATGGCCAGTTCCGTATTACGGATATCGATGACCAGACCATTACGGTTGAGCGGGTGGCCATCACCCAGGATGCCAGTGGAATTGATGTCGTTACCGCAGACCCGTCCTGGCCGGGGTTTACTGAGCGCACTCTGCTGGATGCCCAGGTTACCGGCGTGAATGATGATTACGCCTGGCTCGGCCCGTTCCTGGCCTGTCCGGATGGCGAGACGACAACCGTCATCGAAAACAACTTCATTTTCCCGAACGGCCACATCCAGTACAAAAAGAACGGGGATCCGAAGTCACACACCGTGCGGGTGCTGGTTCAGTACCGCAATGCTGCCACTGCGGGTGCCTGGTCGCAGGTGGTCTATAACTTCACCAACAAAACTGCTGACGGTCATGGCTATACCCGGCGTATCAGCGGGCTGGCGGCGGCGCAGTATGAAGTCCGCGTCCGGCGCACAACGAAAATTGGCGGGTCCAGAACGGTCAATAACCTGTACTGGCAGGCAATGCGCGCGCGGTTGAGCAAACGCCCCGGGAGCTATCCGGGCGTGACGACCCTGGCGATGACGGTGCGCACCGGCAACCGCCTGGCGGCGCAATCCGATCGCCGCGTTAATGTCACCCCGACCCGGCTGTATAACGGGCACCCTTCGCGCAGCATCAGCGGGGCGCTGTACCACGTTCTGGGATCCCTCGGCTTTACGTCAGACCAGATTGATCGTGCCGCAATTGATGCTCTCGAACAGACATACTGGACACCACGCAGGGAAACGTTCGACTGGGCAACCAGCGAAAGCAAATCAGCGCTGGAAGTGCTCAAAATCATCACCGGGGCGGGGATGGGATATTTCCTGCTGTCGGATGGCCTGGTTTCCGCCGGGCGGGAAGGGGTGAAAAACTGGACCGGGATGATCACCCCCCAGGAGACGACCGAAGAGCTGCAGACCGCATTCAAGGCCCCGAGCCAGGACGATTATGACGGTGTGGATGTCACGTATATCAACGGCACGACCTGGGCGGAGGAAACCGTTCGGTGTCGCCAGCCCGGAAACCCCACGCCAGTGAAGGTGGAGGATTACAGGCTGGAAGGCGTGGTGGATCCGGATCGGGCATACCGCATCGGGATGCGCCGGCTGCTGGGCTATCAGCTGCAGCGCCTGCAGCACACCACATCAACGGAGATGGATGCGCTCTGCTATCAGTTTATGGACCGCATCATTCTGGCCGACGACATCCCGGGCGACCAGACCCTGAGCTGTCTTATCACTGCAATGAGCTGGAACAGCACTGCAATCACCCTGACGCTCAGCGAGCCGCCGGACTGGAGCTTCGCGAATCCCCGCGTGGTGATCCGCCACCAGGACGGGCGGGCGTCGCCGCTGCAGGTACCGACCCGGATCGATGATTACACCCTGAGCATACCCTACAGCGCCGCGCTGGCACCCGACGAATGGGAGATGGATAGTCCATACATCGAGCCACCGCGTCTGCTGTTCTGTTCATCCTCCCGTGTCGGGTACGACGCACTCGTTGGGGAGATCACACCCGGCAGCGACGGTACCAGTAGCGTGTCGGCCATTCAGTACCATCCCGGTAAATATCAGTACGACGACGCCAGCTATCCCGGCGATGTTGCATAACCCTCAAAAAATTACTAACCCGCTTCGGCGGGTTTTTTTATGCCCGGAGCGAGCATGACCAAATACGCAACAATGAATCCGCCAGGGTCTACCAGCCCGTATGATTTGTTCGATAACGCGCAGAACTTTGACATCGCTGTTAACAGCATTACAGCTGCTATCTGGCAGGATCGTTTAGGGAAAAGCCGTCACACTTGGTATGGTATCGAGTCATTAGCTCTTATTTCGATGCTTAACTATGGCTATATCACGAAGAAATCTTTTGAGCAGGGCGCTACCCTCGACACTCCTAACACTGTTTTGCAGCTCGAAAGTAATGGCGAATACTATCGCTGGGATGGGGGCTGGTCACAGCCCAAAGTTGTTCCGCCTGGCTCCACCCCGGAAAGTACGGGTGGTGTCGGGCCGGGTAAATGGGTCGGTGTTGGCGATGCCTCTCTTCGCAGTCAGCTATCCGATCAGGACGGGGTGGAAAAATATCCTGAGATCCAGATGTCACGCTGGCGTGATGAAGGGGATATCCGTGGCTGGGGGGCGAGAGGTGATGCTGACGAGGCGGGAACAAGTGGCAGGGATGATACAGCAGCCATTCAGGCCGCATTGAATTCTGGCAAGAAAAAATTAAAAATTCCGGCCAATCACTATTTTCTTGTCACGCAAACACTGGTTGTACCGTCTGGTATTTCCCTTGTCGGTGAGGATCAGTTCAGTTCGTGTATTGTCGCTGCGCCATCAATGGACGGTATCCTGGATGTGATGCATAACGCCGGTTACAACGCTCCAACAGTAACATTTGACAGGAATATCGTTTTCTCTAACTTCCGCATCCACGCCAACGGTTTTTCCCGGGTAAAGTCGAATCCGGATGTGGAATGGGGGCGCTGTTTAAGAACCGGCGCGCTCAAAGGCCTGAGCATCAGTAAAATGGTCTTCCAGGAAGGGCCGCAACATTGTCTGGATATCGCCTGCTGGAAGGATGCCTATATCGGGGTGGGACATGCCGGTGCGATTCCGGGTATGACAACCGATGCCAGAGTGACTGATTCTTACCTCATCGATTACTGCTATGACGATGGCCTGACCACGCACGGCGCGGACGGTGTGACGGTCAGCAACTGCACGGCAATGATTACGGACTATGCAAAATCCAGGCACGTTCAGGTCATCACACAGAACGGATTCGAGATCGATGATGGCTCCAGTAATGTCGTGGTGAGCAATTGCCGAACCTATGGTAATGATACCAACTCGAAGGGGTTTGCCATTGCAAACCATGACGGGAACCCCATCCCGTTCAATATCAGGTTCGAAAATTGTGATGCGTACGGGACCGTCACTGGTGTAGCCACGCTGGGTGTGGCAGATGCCTCTCATGCCTTCGGCTCACAAGCCTATCGCGGTCGCAACTATGCCATCATTAACTGTTCCCTGAACCATCCCCATGTGGCAACAGATAATGCGGAGTTCCCTTCACGCGGCGTAGATATCCAGTTCGGTATGGATGTGGTGGTGGAGAATTTCCGCGTTAACATGCGGGGCCAGAATGGAGAGCCGGCGCGCAGCCCGTGCGCTGTTTTCAATATCATTGGCGTCAATGTCCGGATTGACGGTGTTCGCGTTGAGGGTGTGCCTGACGGACAGATGGGGACGATTTTTGGCACCGGGCGTTCGTGGTTCCGTATCACCAATGCGGCCTCATCAGGTATCCGCATTCGTAACGTCGATATCGATAATATCGGATGGGCAGATCGCGTCATTCGCGATGTGGATAAAAATCCGGGTGGCGCCCTGATTGAGGTGGACAATATTAAGTTAGGCTCCGGTTCCACGGACGGCCGGACCAAAACTGTTGTCATGAGCGCAGCAGTGGCTTCCTTCAAAAACATCACTGCACCGGCGGGTGTGCAGACATTAAGGATCGGGCGCACATTATCAGACCGTACCGCACTTTTTACGGGGCATGTGGATGTTAACTATGCCGCTCTTGCAACGCTAATCGGTGGGCTCCGGATAGTATCTGAAACTGCTCCGGATGGAACGCAGCCGCTTCCGGGGCTGCTTTTTGACAGGCAGTATGTCAGCTCATCAAACACAAACGGGAAAGGTTCTGTCGCGTTTCGGTCGTCCGCTGCCGCACCTGGCACATGGAGTCTGACGGCATTTGATGAGGATTCAGGTCTTTATCAACCCGTGCTTGCTGTTTCATATAATCCAGGCGATTCGATAAAAAAATACATTTCACCAGTCAGGGACGGTGACACCAACAGCGGGAACTCAACGGCGCGCTGGCTGAACGTTTACTCCGTTAACGGCGTCATCACAACATCCAACGCAGTACATAAAACAGGCCTGAGGGAACCCACCGAAGCTGAAAATATGGCTTTCGGGCGGATTGCCCGGCTGCCGGATGTCTGGAAATGGATAAGGCGGGTTGAGGAGGAAGGAGATGAAGCACGGTGGCACTCAGGCCCAACCGTGCAGGCGGCAATCGCCATTATGGAGGATTGTGGTCTGGAATGGAGAGAATATTCCTGCTTCTGTTACGACCATCAGCCCTGTGTTCCGGAAAGACGTGTCACTATCCCCGCGCTTGTTGATGAAGGCACAGGCGATGTTTTATTACCTGAGCACGAGCAACTGATCCCGGCAATCGAGGAATCAGAAGAATATGGATTCAGGAAGGAAGAACTGCTGTGGCGATGTATGAGAGCGCTGACAAGTCAGATTGATCAGCTGGAAAAGAGACTGTCCAGGCTTGAGAATCAGTAATCATTCTCAATATCCTTCATAGCAGAAAATATCGTCAGGGCAACAACGACAGTGGCAAGGACGCCAATTATCACTAACGTAACTACCATACGCTCTCCTGATGTTGGCTTTATCCTTGATAAGGATAGCGCATGAATATTTCATCCATGTCGCGACCGCCTCACATTCAGAATTCACCTGCTACATGGCGTGAGAGCGTGAAAGACGTCACTTGTCAGTTGCCTTGATTGATAGGCCTCGCGGCATTGATCTGTTCGCCCTTTAAAACTACTGTATATAAAAACAGTAAAAAGGAGTGCAGATCATGCCCCGCAAATCAGACATTCACAGCGCATTTGTCGCTGCAATACAGCTAAATCCTAAGGGTTACCAGTGTTTACGCACGGATGACTTTATCCTAGAACTTGCCAAGGTGCACTGGCATTTCAGCCCGGAAGACGCCAACCACTGGATAGAGCGCTACCAGGAGTTCTTCGTTGACAAGACTCCTGACGACAGCCCGAACAGGTTGTGGATGCTGCGCAATATGGGGAGGGTTCTGTAATGGGATTCCCTTCACCTGCCAGTGACTATATAGAGACCAGGCTCACCCCAGAAAGGATTTGTGGCGTAGGCATTGATACCCGCATCCTGGAAACGTCATCCGGGTTTGCGGTGATCGAGCCGGTCACCCGACTGGTGCAGGGGCAGGTTCTGCTGATCCTTAGTGGCGGTCAGACTCAATTTGCACGGTTTCTGGGAAAAGCATTAATCACAGAGGACGGCGAGGCGATAGAAGGCGACGCAGCGGAAGAGGTCGAGGTCATGGGCAGGGTGACATTCTTTATCAACAGCACGGATGATGGCATCCCGGTGTAAGATGCCGTTAATACCTGTCTGCTAAAAGGCCAACTGACAAATTCTCGTACGAAGTAGCGACTCTTTTTTGTGATTTAACATGAGCTTAACTGAATAGTTCGAGACATGTATCTTCAAAGCTGAAACTGAATGATGATATTGTGAATAAGATATTTTCGACAATTTTATCAGCGAATTAAAGGGGCTTAACCTAAATTGAATTGTGCCAATGTGCAGGTACGCACTAACATATAAACGATAATTAATAGCGCAGCAATTCTCTGGGGGTTGTTATAAAAATGGAAGAATTTAAATCAAATTCAGTTTCAGACCGCGATTATAATCCCGTCTACGCATCTGCCGCTTCGGGCGATGTTGACGCCCAAATTAAACTCGGAAAGATGTACCGTGATGGTAACGGGATTGAGAAAGACGGCAAAAAGGCCGTCGAGTGGTTAACTAAGGCCGCTGAACAAGGTAGCCTAGATGCCCATTACCTTTTAGGCGACATATACGCTTCGGGAAACGGAGTCCCTCTGAGCTATTCAAAAGCCCTGGAGTGGTTTAAATTTCCGTTAGATCAGGGCGACTCTGATACTCAGGTTTACGTAGGGTGGCTACACGAAAAAGGATTTGGGGTCCCTAAAGATAATTCAAAAGCCGCAGAATATTACGCTCTTGCGGCAGAACAGGGTAATAGCGCTGCCCAACATAATCTCGGAAACTTTTACGAGCAAGGACTTGGGGTGCCCAAAGATGAGAATAAGGCATTCGAATACTATTCATTGTCAGCGCAACAAGGGGATAGCGATGGCCAGGCGAAATTGGGGGCGATGTACATTGCCCGTCATGACTATGAAAAAGGCAAAGACTATCTTCGCATGGCTGGTGAGAATGGCAACCAAAGGGCTCTCGAAACGCTAAAGAAAATTGAAGCGGTTCAAGAAAAACACAGAATCGAAGACAGCATCAAGAAATTCACCTGTACCGTATGCAAAAAACAAAACCCGTGGGGACAAAAATATTGCTCTCACTGTTCTTCGATAGTTAAGTACGCGCCTGCATGGAAATATGTATGGCTCGGTGTCTTAACGGGTGTTGTTACGGCTGGATATGGTTTAACGCAAGGGGCAAGTCTGACTGAGGCGGCTTTCGCTTTTGTTTTCCCATGGCTGGCAGTAATGCTGCTGGCTAAATTGTTCGGTGGAACAAGAGCTGTTTCCATACCATGATGAACCCATTAGCTATTGTAGCGCATACCACTGTTCTTAAAATGAATAGGGCTACAGAATGGCAAATGCCATGGTAGAGGTTTGTTAATCTAAAACAATAATTAAAACTTACTGATGGAATATTTGTGCCACGTTTTTCGTCGACACTGTTCCGGCGAAAAATGGTTCCAGCCGTGGAGATCCCCCTCCACGGCTACTTTTCATAAAATATCATGGCGCCTGAATATAGAAAATTTTTTAATAGTAGCTCGTCTCCATTACCAAAGTGGAGCGAGACAAACTTTTTCTAACTAATGTTACTGTTTTTACGAGCATCCGCTTCGTCTGGCGCAAAGCAACCCTAAACCGGTGCGCAACTTTCAAAGCAACCGAACGGATGGGGGAGAGGGATTTTGCCCCGCAGGTAGTGGCCTGTAAGGCTGCGGTGCTGAAAGGAACATCGCAAAACCGGAATTCTCTGGGGGCATGCCGGGGGCAAAAGATGTGTTAGGGACACAAACAGGGACAGGCAAATGTCAGTTAATGCGAGATAATGTTAATACTATATGTTAGGCAACTGGTTGAAAAGATTAATAAACATTGATTTTCAACGACTTTTCACGAATTAACTGTAATGTGCGGGCTATTATAAAAACAAAAAGAGAGAAAAAGCTATTTGCGCAAGGGATTATTCCGTTGCGCAAACGAATTATTGCAAAGTACGGATCCCGGCAATCAGGCGCTCGACACCCTGCTCAAGCTTACTGCGTTGGCAGCCAGCGTTAAGACGGACAAAGCCTTTGCCTTCATCCCCGTAGGTATAACCCGGCATGATTGCCACTTTTTGCTGCTCGATCAGCACCTTCTGCAGTGCCTTGTCATCGATCCCGAGCGGGCGAAGATCGATCCATGCCAGATAGGTCGCCTGCGGCGGCTGCCAGTTTAACGTCGGGAAAGCGGCATTCAGCGTGTCGGCCACGTACTGCAAATTCGCCTCCAGATAAGCGCGCAGCGCATCCAGCCATGCTTCGCCCTGCTGATACGCCGCAATATGCGCCACCAGCGCCAGCACCGACGGCGAGGACAGCCCATCACGGCCTTTCAGCGCCTGCAGATAGGCCATGCGACTGGCCTCATCGCCAATCAGGCCGTATGCGCCGGTAAGGGCGGGAATGTTGAAGCTCTTGGAGCCAGAGGTTAGCAGCGCCCATTTACCCTGAGCGACTTCGCACCAGGGGGTATGCCGATGCTCGCCCCACACCATATCCATGTGGATTTCATCACTGATCACCGCCACGCCATGTCGCGCGCAGAGGTCAGCCATAGTGGTTAACTCGTCGCGTGTCCAGACCTTGCCGGTCGGATTATGCGGGCTACAGAGCAACAGGATTTTGTTTTGCGGCTGGGCCAGCACCGCTTCCAGTTCGGCCATATCGCACTGCCAGCCCGCCACCGAGTGTTGCAGGCCGACAGAGACAACCTGTCGCTTATTACCCGCAATGGCGTTATAAAACGCGTCGTAAGCGGGGGTATGGATCACCACGCCGTCACCGGCGTCCGACCACTGGCGAATCAACTCTGACACCATATAGATCACCGAGGGGCCATAGACGATGGCACGGGTGTCGATGGTGCTGTGAAAACGCTGGTGGAACCAGTGGGCCACAGCGGCCAGGAATTCGTCGTTTTTCCAGCGGCTGTAGCCAAATACCCCGTGGCCGATGCGCGTTTGCAGGGCGTCGATGATGCAAGGGGCGGTGGCAAAATCCATATCCGAGATGGTAAAAGGCAGCAGATCGGCGGCACCAAAACGGTCGGCAATATAGTCCCACTGGGTGCACCATGTACCGTGACGATCCACGACGGTAGCAAAATCAAACAT